AAACAGCCCCGCAGGTATTGTGTTGCTTTCCTCCGCGATTTCCGCCCAGAGCGACCCATCAACCGCCACGAGAGGCACGTCCCCCGCCACTTCGGAGAGGCGCTTTCCCAACTCAGCCAGGGCAGGGGTGCGCGCAAAGCGGACGAACAGGGTTTTGTAGGGGTTCTTCCTTTGCTGGACGGACCGGATGTTCTGATTCTTCTCAAAGAACCGAGTCGCCTTGCTGCCCTTGGAACCTTCCTGCTGATAGATGGTGACGACTTCCACGCCCTTTTTCAGCGACCCGAGCGTGCCGAGCAGCAAGTCCGCGAATCCCTGCCGCTCCCTGCCACCGAAAATGCCGGGTTGGGTGCGCTTGCCAAGCTCTGCGGCTCCGCCTGCATCGCTGTCGCGCAAGCGCTCGATGATCTGTTCGGGCGTGAGGTTTGAGATTCCGTCGAGATCGACCATGGCCGCGAAAGCGGATTCGCGGGCATCGAAGTCGCCTTCCCCGCTAGCGTCGTCGGTCGCCCCGCCCGTGCCGAGTCCTGTGGCCTCCACTTCGGCGGTCTCGCGCAGCGTTTCAATCGCGCCGGTATAGTCCTCCGCAGCGATGAAGGTTTCGACAGCCCGGAGATCGTTGACGACATCGGGATCGCGCGGGGCTTTCAGGGCGGCAGCCAACCAACGAAGCGTGGCGTTCGCCCCCGCCGTGGTCGGCGCATCCACCGATAAGGTTTTGGCAGTGGCGCGCAACACCCCTGGCGTTAGCTTCTGATTCTCGGGCCGATCAAGAATCTTACGAACCGCCTGCTCGATGCGCGCCACCCGCCGCGCGAAGGCTTCCGGCGATTCGGCACGGGGCGACGATGGGTTGTCCAGCAACGCATCCAGAATCCGCTGCGCCTGTTCGTCGCGCTGCTTGCTGCGGTTCTCGACTTCGGCGTTGATCGTGCTCTGCGTTGCGGCTTCGATTTGATTCACCTTGGCGACCCACGCCTCGGATCGGCCTCGGTTGTCCCCGCCAACCGTTCCCTTGCTGGCGAACGACTCCAACTCCGTGAGCCATTTCAGTTCGGCGAGATTGGGGTTCTCCGCCTTCAGCGTGTCGAACACTTCTCGCGCTCTTCTGAGGATGCGGATAATCGCGTCTGTGCGGATTCTTCCGCTTGGGTCTCTATTAGTCGCTATGGCGCGGATGCGCCCGAGCACCTTGGCGGTCGCCTCCGGATCGCCGCGAAGTGCGGTTTCCATCTCCCTGTCGCTGACGCGCTCTTCGCCCTTTCCGGCACGGGCGGCGATGGTCTTTTCGCGCGCGGCGCGCGCGGCGGTCGCGGCTTCCGGGGACATCTTCGCGACCCGGCGCTCGAACTCGATATCGGCTTCGCGCTGCTTTCGCTGGTCGTTCAACTCTTTGATTTGTTTACGGATGCGAGCATCGACCTTTTGCGATACGAGTCGCATCAACGAACCGCCAGCGTCGGATTCTTTATTCGCGCGAATCTCCTCCCGCACGTCGGAGATGATTTCGTCAGCGATCTCCCGCGCGGTAGCCGTTGTGATGATTACGTCTCCGCTCTCGTTGTCGAACGGGCCGTTCACACGAGCAAGGGTTTCCTTCAAGCGCGCCTCGATGCCGGGGCGTTCGGATTCGAGGACCGCTTCGAGTCGCGACGGCGGGGTGCCGGGTTTCTTCTGTTCGACTTTTTGCTGGACCGCCGGTTTCGATGATGATGTGCGATTGTTTGGTGTTTGTTCCTGTGTAGTAGGACCTTCTTCCGTGATGGGAGGGTTTTCCTGCGCGCTGGTAGATGAAGTTTCAGGTTCAGGTTGTGTTCCTGAGGACGGCTCTACTACAGGTGGCGCAGAAGTCGGCGTTCCAGATTCCGTAGGTGGTGTTTCAGTGGTTGCCGCCCGCGCCTTTTCAGCCGCCGCGATGGCCTTACGGATATCGGAAACACTGGGCTGCCCATTTTTGGTGGTCGCCGGAATGGTATTCACATCGATGCCCAACTCTTTGGCACGAGCCAAAGCGGCCTCGCGGGCAGGAGAAGGCCGCGATGTGGGTGTGGGTGTGGGTGTGGGTGTGGGTGTGGGTGTGGGTGTGGGTGTGGGTGTGGGTGTGGGTGTGGGTGTGGGTGTGGGCGTGGGTGTGGGTGGTGTAGGCGGCGTGGGTTCGGGCGTGGGCGTGGGCGTGGGCGTGGGCGTGGGTGTGGGTGTGGGTGTGGGTGTGGGTGTGGGTGTGGGTGTGGGTGTGGGTGTGGGTGTGGGTGTGGGTGTGGGTGTGGGCGTGGGTGTGGGTGTGGGTGTGGGTGTGGGTGTGGGCGTGGGTGTGGGTGGTGTAGGCGGCGTGGGTTCGGGCGTGGGCGTGGGCGTGGGCGTGGGCGTGGGCGTGGGCGCTTGGTCGAGTGCCGCTTCCGCCTGTTCCGCCTGTGCGATGGCTTTGCGAATATCGGAGAGGTTCGGTCGCCCGCTCTTGGAAGTCGTTGGAATCGATGACAAATCGATGCCCAACTCCTCGGCACGCGCCAAAGCGGCGGCGCGGGTAAGCGGAACATTCGGCGTAACTCCCGACGCCTGCTGAGCCGCCTGAGAAGCTGCCGCGATGGCGGTCTCGCCCTGCGCGGCAGGGCGTGAAGAGCCACCGCCCGCCGCTGCGGCATTCAGGGCAGCAGCCTGCGCACTATCGACGGCAGGTGCAGGCGCCGTGCCGGGCGGAGTCCCTTCGGGCGGCTGCGCCAACGCCTCCTGCAACGCCTTGAGAGCAGCGGGGTCCATCGGCTGCTCGCCCGCCCGCTTGCGGCCGAAACTCGAATCACGAACCCGGTTGGCCTCCGTTCCGGCTGGGGGGAGCGCACCCGCGATGCCGCCGAGCGTGCCGCCGAGAGTCGCGCCTGTCAGCGCCCCCGTGGCTACATCTTCGGCGAGATCGCGGAAACTGAAGTCCCTCCCATCGAGATTCTGAATCCCGAACTGAGTCGCGGTATTCTCGATGCCCGACTGTGCCGCCTCTTCCTTCATTTCGGCAACGGCACCGCGCCGTGCCCCCGCGAACACGCCCCGCACGCCTCCCGTCGCAAGGCTGGCAGCGGCGGGGCCAGTGATGCCATACGCCACACCCGCTGAAAGCGCACCCGCGATCAGTGGATACGCTCCCGCCGCCTCCCGAAGCGTCTGGTCCAGCGCGTCGCGTTGACCGACACCACTCTCGATAAGCTCCCTGTAACGCGGAACGGTGTCCATCCGCGTCTGCTCGTCCATATTGAGAAACTCATCGACGATTCCCGACCATACGCCTCCCATGGACAGCGAACCGCCGACACCGCCCGCCGTGGCACCGGCACCGGCGGTGATGGCTCCCGCCGAAGCGCCTGCGGCAGCCATGCCACGGGCGACAAGCCCAGCAGGCAGCAGCGTCGCCACGATGGAGGGCGCGGCCTCCAAAGCCTTTACGGCGACCGCGCCGAAAAAGGTTCCCACGCTGTCGTAAGCGCTCGGACCGTCGCCACCGGGGATGAACTCGCGTTGGCTGGCCGTTCTGAACGATTCGGAGCGGCGCCCAAGAATCTCCCCGGCGCGATCCCGCAGCCCTTCACGCGTGTCGGTGAACCACCCTCCGGACCCGAACAGATATTCGCCCGCTCCGGCGAGGGAAGAACCAAGCCCCAGAACACCGCCCGCAAGCGACCGCCCCACATCGCCCAAGAATCCCGGTTCGGATTCAGATTTACGGCGGATGGAGTCGATGCTGGGGGCGTCGTCGAATACGAACGTGCCGCGCCCTGTAGGAATCAGTTGTCCTGCCATCAGGGCACCTCACGCGGCATGCGCGGCGCACGCGGCATGACGGTGTTTGGATCAAGGCTTGGCGCATCGGCGATGCCGGGGGGAAGCGCGCGACGTGGTTGCGGGGTCACGATAACAGGCTGTTGCGTTGGCGTGCCGGGTGCGCCGGGCGCGGCGGGCGTGCCGCGCAAAGACGCACGCCCCGCTGCGGGAGCCTGCGTGGCGGGGGCCTGCGTGGCGGGGGCCTGCATGGCGGGTGCCATCGGTTCGTTAGGATTCGGGGGGGCTGGCAAAGATGGCCCAAACCCTTCCGGAACAAGAAGCCTCGGTGCCCCCTCAATATTGAACCTGTAGGGTTCGCGGTTTTTGTATTCAAACGCCTTCCCGCGTTCCCGCACGGGGAGCGAATAATACGCCGCAAGGGTTGCTGTGATCTGATTGGCATCCGATCTGGGATTCAGCGCGTAGAACGACACTGCCCATTTATTGACATTATCCCGTATCTCGCTGGTTGGCATCATGCCATCCAAAACTCTGTTCACTGCGCTACTGAACTTATTGATTTGCTCGATGGTTATCTGATTTTCGCGCAGCGCCAAAGCGGCAGTAGTGTTCGCCATCCGCTGTTCCTGCAACTCAAGCTGCCGATTCCACATATTAATCCTTGCGTTGATCTCGTTGATTCGATCTTGGGTCAATCGCCCCTTGTTTTGTTCAAGTTCGGCTCGCGCTTCGGCAAGTTTAGCCTGCGCCTTCTGCCTCTCGGCGCGAACCAGCATCATCTCCCGCTCGAACGCCTGCTGGTTCATGCGCGCCATCCGCTCTACGATGCGGCGATTGGTTTCCGCAGGCGCGACGGCGAGTGCTTCGTTCAGCCTGGAAGAAGCCGCAGCGAGAGCTGCCTTGGTCTCGTCAGTCGGCGCGGCTTCGTGCGCACGTTCGGCGCTCATGACAGCCTGGAATGCTTGTTCCGCCGCGTCGGCCCGTCGTGCCTCATCGGCTTGGCGGTCCCGTTCAGCCCGACGAGAAGCGGAATCCTCGGCGGCGCGCATATTATCGAAAATCGTATTCTGCGCGGTTACACCAGCACGAGAAATGGCGGCGTCGAATCGAGCCGTGAGGTCTCTAAGCTCTTGTTGGAGCGTATTTTTCTGCTCTTCTGAAAGCGGCTGCCGAAGCATTTGCTGAACCTGAGCAATACGCTCGCCGATTGGGAAGGCCTCTCTCGCGGCGTCTTCCTCGGTGATTCGCCGGTCGAAAAGAATCTGATTGCGCCCTTCGGCCGCTTGCGCCCGGCTTTCGGCACGGAGTGCAAGTTCGCGCGCCTGCGCAGCGGTAGCAAGCGTAGAATCAGACTCCCGCCGCCTCATCTCGTATTCAAGCGACCACTTCGGATCGAGCATGCGAAGCGCGAACTGCTCTGCCTGTTGCGGCGTCACTCGCGTTCGCGTGACCTGATCCGGATTCGTCTCGCTCTGACGAGTCATCATGATTCCGCCGCGCCCATCGGGCTGGAATTGCGTGCGGATTCCATCCGGGACGTATTGCTGCCCCGCGTTGAGCGCGCGCGTCGCCGTATCGAGATCGCCAGCGCTCATGGCCGCGACAGCCATCGAAACCGTCGCCTGCAACCCTCGGATTCGCTGGCGTTCCGTGTTCTGCAAAACCTGATTAAGCTGTTCCGGTGTCGCGCCGTTGCGGCGATAAAGTTCGACCAACTGCTCCAAGTAGGCGTTCCAATTGGCGCGGGTGATGGGCGCGCTTGGCGGCGCGCCGCTTGCCTGCCGCACTTCGCCCAGCAGCGCCGCCCCGCGTTCCAAAGGGCGCTCTCCCGGCAGTGGCGCGCCGACCGGCACCTCGGGGCGGGAAGCGATCATCCGCCGCACGGGGTCGGCGGGTTGTTCGTTGGAAAGCGGAGTCTGGGAAGGTGAGGTCTCGGAGGAGGGAGGCGATCCCTCCTCCCCTCGCGGGCTGCCGGGCGGCGCGAGGCTCGCGCTGGACGAGGATGCAGCGCGAGGAGATTCCGGAAGTTCGGAAGAATCCTCAGGAGCGATTCCGAAACTGCGTTGAAGCGCGAGAGTTCCCCGCTGGATGTTCTCTTGATTCCTGTTCTCGCGTTGCGCGGCAATGGCTTGTTCTCTCGCGAACGCGGCCTGATTGGCATCACGCATGCCCCGCGTGACGGCACCGAAGCTCGAAAAGAAGTCGTCCAGTTCGGAGTCGTAGCCTCGGCGGTATCTCATGGACGGTTCCCCTATTGCACGGAATCAAGGACCGCGAAGAGCGTTGAAGATGCTGCCGCCGATGGTGTTCGCCCACCCACCCGCAGGCAGGGGTGAGAGTGCGAGTCCTGCAACACCACCCAGAATCGACCCGATCCCGCTGCCGCCACGGCGCATGGCGTTCGCCTGGATGGCGGCGTTGTTCATGCTCGCGACCTGATTTCCCCAGTTGCCGAGCGCTTGATTCGATAGGCCCTGCCACTGGACGCCGGTCCCCATGGTATTCGCTCCCGACGCGGTGGCCGCAAGCCCGGCACCCACGGCACCCTGGCCCGCGTTCTGCGCGGTCTGATACGCCTGGGCAATGGCACCGGGGTATCCGCGCCCGATGTTGATCGCCTCGCCCCGGAGTGCCCGCCCCGTCGCTTCGGTTTGCAGGCGGGCGTTGTTCGCCGCACCCGCCGACGCGGCGGCCTGTGCCGTTCTGGCCGCGCGATCCAACGCGCCCGCACGGGCTGTTGACGGGTCGATCCCGAAGGATTCAAGGTTCGCCAGCGCCGCCCTTCGTTGGGCGTCGAACGCCTGCGCCACATCCGCTTGCGCGCGGCCCGCTTCGAGGTCCATGCGGCCGGGCGTCGCGAAGTCCCTGGATTCGGCGATAAGCTGATCTTCGATGGGCTGAAATACCCGGTTGTAGCGCTCGCGCTCGGCGACACCCGCAGCGGATTCGGCTTCGAGCGTCGGCATCAGCACATTGATCACACGGTCCACAAGCTGGCGATCCATGGCGTATTGCTCGCGCGCCCAAGCAAGCTGCTCGCGCGCGACTTCGGCGCTGATCTGCGCGGCCTCCCGGTTGGCCTGCGCAACCGGAGTGTAGTCAGGAGCCGACGCCCTACCGCCTTTTCCGCCCATGAGTCATCCCCGCACGGTTCGGAGCCGTAGCCGAAGCCATCGGCAATCATCACGAGCCATTGTTACCACCACTCCCGGACCGGACACAAACATCTCCGGAAGAACCGCCTCCACGCGGAAGCCGAGCCGGAGATCAAAACTGAGAGCGTGTTCGTTGGCTTTTTCCACCAACCCGAAGATTCGCCGGTATCCCAACTGCACGAACGGGTAGTGGAACGTGGCGGCCAGCATGTCGTGGGTGATCCATCGCTCATGCCGACCGGCCACATGGAGCCAACACGAAGCACCCGTGTGGTTCGTGAATATGACCCCGCCAGCGACGCGATTCATCGAATCGCCTGAACCGTCCGAACCATCCAGGGCTTCCGAATCCTCGACGACACCGATGGTGGTATCCAGATCGGGGTTGTAGCCGCACTTCGCGCGCTCGGCGACGAACCTGCCGACCAAGGGAGAATCGAATACGAGCCTGCGCATGGCCGTCCTCAAGTCGCATCGCGTGTGACGGTAGTGCGCACGCTTCCGGTCATCGAAGCGGTTACGCGCGCTTTGGTGTCGTTCACGTCGCGGAAAGTCACGGTGGCGTTACCGCCTCCAAGGTCCACAATGGTGGTCTTTCCGAAGTTGACCGCTGCCAGAAGCCGAATCGCCTGCCGCAACGTCATCCCCGATTCTATGGGCGCATCAAGAATCGCGGTCGCCACATCGTCCTGAGTCAGCGCATTGACGCGAACCACGGCGAGAGCTCTGCCCCGCGCCCTCGGAGCGGCACGCACCACTTCGGCGACACCCGCGATGACGGCAGGGCGGTTGACGAGCCGTGTGCCGCGAGCGAAGGTGACGGCCCCCGATGCCGTAGTGACACCTCCCGCACGCGCCTCGCCATTCGCACGCGCGGACTCGACAACCCCAACGCATGTAGTAACCGTCGCGGCCGCGCCGGGACCGTTCCAATGAAGGTTGGCGAGCGATGCGAGCGGCATCAGTCAGGCTCGACGGAAAAATGCACCAGCACCGCAAAGGAACCCGCCGTGACGTTTGTCACCTGCCGGATGGCGACGGCTTCGCCAGGACGGATGGCTTTCGGCCGCGCATAAGGGTGCGCCTCCCCAAGGAAGTTAATGGTATCCACCAACTGCTGAACGTTACCCGCAGCAGCAGTATGCTCGTCCGACGACAAGAGGATGGGACGAAGAATCTGTCCGTCCGTCAAACCCGCCGTCACCGTATGGCCTGCCGTCACACCCGCAAGCGCCGGGTCCGCCGTGTTGAAGGCGAACGGAGTGAGCGTCGTCATGGTCGGCGTCCCCGACACACGCCGGAAATCGAATCTTACGGCACCGCCCGCGATGCCTGCGATCTGGACGTTGATCATATACAACGCCAAAAGCCACACCGTCTGATTCGAGCCAGTGTCATTACGAAGATAGAGGTGGTATTTGTTCGCCGCGAGCGTGCTGGCATCGTTGAACACCCCATATGTCGGCAGGCCGTCGTAATACACACCTTGGCTGTGCATCACATCCGATCCAACAGTGTAGGACCGCATTGCCAGCTTGTCGCCCGTCGAGTCCGGAGGGACCTGGGTGAACGTGCGTGTCATGAATCAGTCCTCCACCATGACGAGAGTGCCCGCAGGAAAGCGCGGCGTAATCAGATTGGTGATCGACAACGCCGCAGTCAGCGCACCCTTATACAGAATCTGCCCGGTCGCCACGACCGACACGCTGACATGCGTGATCGTGTTCGACCCTCCGGTGCATTCAGGAAAGGTGATCTCGGCGGTGTTCTTCATCGCCGGACCTGCGGAATCGGCCGGAAAGGGATCGGTCGCCGCGCAGTTGGTCCATCCCGTCGTGTCACGCGGCACCGTCACTGGCGCATATCCCGTGTAGTTGGCGGCGTTTGTGGTCGCAGTCCCCGCTTCGCCAGGATCAGCGGTATGAAGGTTGACCTGCAAAACCGACCCATACGAAGGCATCGCCACGTTGTTGAAGATGAACCGGACGATATCGTTCTCGGTCTGGTTGCTCTTGCTCATGGTTCACCACCCAGAGGGAAAGTAGCTGTTGCCGGAACCACCGGAAGGCACGTTCGCCCACTCGGTCACGAAGTTGACGTTGCTCGCCTTGCGCAAAAACTGTCCAGTGGTGCCTCCCGGCGGAACACCAACCCCCGGAGGGCCAGGAGGACCAGGGGGACCGGGAGGACCGCCGCCACCCCCACCCCCACCCCCCGAAAAATCGATCTCCGCCAGGACCTCGGACAACCGTTGCTCCGTCACAGCCGCATCGGCGGATCGCCCGCGCACGCCGAGCAACACTTCGAGCGCCTCGATAGTCGCGCGCAACGACACCAGCAACGAGCCGAGATTCAAAACCGGGCGAGGAATCGCTGGCCGTGTCATACCGTCCTAAGCTCCTTGCCGTTCTCGGCCAAGGCAAGCGACAAGACCGGCACGCGGGTCTTGATCTGAACCTGCCAGAGATCGCTCTTGAACCCGGACGGGAGGCGATACATCCGCCCATCCTGCACCGGCCCCTGCCATACAAGGTTCCCATTGGCATAGACGAACACGAACGTGCCGATCCCTGGCGGCAGATTGCTCAGGACGGGCACGGGGTTCAGTCCGAACCAGTAGGGGAACCCATTCGCATCCGGGTTGCCCGGTGGAGGTGTTCCGGTTTCCGGGGCCTCGTTGATGATCGTCGAGTTGAAGAGCGTGTAGTTGAAGATGCATGCTTGGTCGAGCCATGGTCCGCCCGTGGGGGGCGATTCTTCTTCAATGGGCGAATCGCCGATATCCCCAACGTCGAACCTCGTATCCGTCCGCACCTTCAACGCACCGAAGTTGACCGGAGTCGGGACTTCATACTCGCGCGACAACCAATCCGCGACACCGAACACCGCACGCGGGCTGCCCCACTGATACACGGTGTTGTCGGCCATGAAATGGACTTCGCCCGTATAGGAATCCGTCCATATGGACTCGATCTCGGGGAGATTCACCAGATCGACAAGGCCGATCTCGCGATTCGTAAGATCAAGCTGATAGCCGCGCCTTTGGGTGCGAATCGCGAGAAGCTGACCGTCGAAAAGCGCCCCTCCGATGAACCCCGTGGCGTATCGACGCTGCCACTCTTCCTGCCCGATCACGTTTTCCGTTGCGTTGATCATGCCGCCCGGAGAAATGAGAATCAATCCAGTAGCGCCAACGTAGAACACCCCCTGTGGCGTCGGGATGGCACCGTTCGGACTGGCGCAAGGCTCGACGGTTTCGGTGGATTCCTGGCTGATGTTGGCGGGCGAGTTGCCGGTGATCAGCACCGGGCTGACGGTTGTCAGCGCGACAAACGTCTGGCCGAGAACGGAACCCGCGACAACCTCGTTGGCGACAGAAGTGATGTATTCGGCAGGCCACGCATGCGGGCGATACGGCTCGCTGAAGAACACGTCCTTGCCGCGCCATGCCACGAAGAACCCATTCGGCATCTCCGTGAAGCCCTCGAACTCTTCGGGTTCGCGCCACGAAGCGCTAGGCAGAATCAAGGATTCCGCCGCAACTTGCGAATCGGTTCGTGTGTCGGTGTAGGTCGTAGTGGTGATGGGCACGTCAGCGACACGAAAAAACTGCGTGCCTAGCTGTCCTGTGATGCTGCGGTAGATACGAAAGCTGACGATACCGCGAACAGCGGCGTCCACTCCCTGCGGCAACGCAAGTCCGCTGATCGTCCAGTCGCCGGTGATATTGCCCGACGTGGTGGTGGCTGGCGACGGCTGCCCTTCCTCGCCAAAAACATTGACGAGCGTATAGACATACGCCCTCGTAACAACAGGAGCGGCACCGCCCGTAACGGTGACGAGGGGCGCGTCCTCCGGCGCGGGGACGCCGAGCAGATAGGGCGGATCGCCGTTCTTGATGCGCGCGAAGCTGTTCTGGACCAACCGTTGGGGCGAACCAGGGCCGTTGTTGTCCAGCCAGATGAACCGCCGGAACGCATCGTTCACCAGCGGATTCCGATACATGGTCGCGAATCGCGACACGAACGGCACCCACACGGGGGTTTCGGGATCATCAGGGTCAGGAAGCCGGACGGCACGGCGATATACCGTTGGGTCTTCAAACTCGTGCAAACGCACGGCGGAACGGATCGGCCGCAGTTCGCCGGACTTCAAATAGGCGTTGGTCACAACCTGCGCCATCATCTCGGGCAGCAGTCGCCGCGAAATCAGCGGGGCTGATCCCCCGAACCGGCTGATTTTCATCGCGGTCATGAAGATTACCTCTTCTTCGGCTTCCGCGCCGTCTTGGCGGATTCGATGAAATCCTGCGCGGTGGGCGCGCCTTTGGTGCCCGGCTTACGCATGGTTTCGCCGCTTCCTGCTGCGATTCGACGGCGTTTCGCGTGGATGTTGGCATAAAGCCCAGGACGCTTGCTCATGTCAGCACTTCCACGCCCGGAGGCTCTTGTTGATGCGGCTGTTGGGATCATTGGCGGTCTTGGCGCTGGTCAGCTTCGCCTTCATTCCCTTCATGCGCGCGCAGAAAGAATCCCTGCGCGGACCGCCCTCGGGTTGCGGAGGTTTGAGATTTCCCCCCGTCGCGCGGTTGTAGGCAGCCCGCCCCTTGGCGTTCAACCCACCGTTCGGGTCCTTATGCTCTGCCCTGAAGTCGAAACGTTTCTTGCTCACTTGGGGCCTCCCTGATCCAGTTTCGATTTCCAACGCTCGATGACGAAAACAAACGTCGCATCTATGAACTTGCCGCCACCGATGCTGGTGATGACGATGACGGCGATACCCATCTGCGAATCGGGCGGAATCGACAGATATTCAGCAACACCCGCGCCCATAAGCCCGAGAGGGATACCAACCGCCAACTCCCATGCCGCCTCCCAACCCCGTTTCCGTGGGTTTGAATGCGCCAGGGTATAGAAGCGCCCGAGGATTCCGAAGAGTCCGGCAGCGGCGATGGAAGCCGGATCAGCATCGGGGGGCGTGGACGACAACGGCATGGCAAGCTCCTGTGCATCACCCCCCGATGCGAGACCATAGCACGCCTCAGGAAGTAACCGCGATGCCTACCGTTAATGATCCAACGGCGATGGTAACGGGCGAACCCGGCCCGAGTGTCACGGCGTTCACGAGCGGCCCCACCCATATGCAGGAACCTCCCGTGATCGTAGTGAACAGCCCGGCATGGGTCAGCCCGGAGAAAGCCACCGTCGTCGCAGGGACCGTCACCTCAGCGGCGTTCGTTCCACTCGCGCCTGTCACTGTCAGGCTGACGCTCACTCGCGTATATGAACCTCCGGAAGGTTCGCCGATCAGTCCTGCGGAATCCTTTCCGGTCCCCAACCCGAGGAAGTATGGACCGCTAACAGCCGCCATTGCCTGTGCGGCACCGGTCGTAGTCAAGTAGCTTGCCATGTTGGGGACCTTTCAGAAGGTTCAGGGGGTTTCGACGACCGCGCCAAACTGATTCGGCGCAGCGAAAAGCGGAATGTCGGAACCGGTGCAATCTTCCGCAGCATCGGTCACGGAAGGTGTATTGCCGGGGTCCGCCCAGATCGCGTTCGCAAGCGCCCCTCGTGGCGGTGTGGTGCCATTCACGAACTCGCTGTAACCACCCATACCCGCCCAGAACTGAAGCCGCGCACCGGGCGTCACTCCCGACACACTCAACGTGAGGGTCGCATAACCCGTGGTCGCTACATTCGCGTTGTTGAACGCGCCCGCCTGATTCGTGATCGATCCCGCCGTCACCGTGAAACCGCCGCTCCCCTGTCTGCGCAACGGCAGGCGCGCGGGCGACACGAAACGCGCCACCAGCGTTGTCGGATTCGTCAGAGTCGCGGATACGAGCCGTGGCTGTCCGCGCGTCGGCGGAATGACCCCGTTACGGAGCGCAATGGCTGTGGCGACGGCGCGAGCAAAACGATAAGACGCGCTGCGGATCGGATGCACGAAGTCGGGCGAGCCGTTGATATACGCCCCGCGCGGAGTGAATGGCGTGGCATGGACAGGGGGCATGCAGAACGAAAGTTGGTTCGCGCCCGCGAACGGACGCCCCGCGCCGCCGATTGCTTCGAAGATTCGTCGCATGCCGCCGAGTCGGGCTGCCACATCCGCCCCACCATCGCGCGCGCCGGGCACCAGTGTCAGGATTCTGAACTCGCCGAAGGACGATGCGACGGCATCGTTGATGGCCGTATAGTAACCCGTCACCGATGTGGCATACAAGGAATCGGTGTAAGACGCAGAGCTTGCGTCCTGAGTCTGCGACCAGTGAATGAACACCCCGAGCCTGGACGCATTGGCGAATGTAAGCATGTGCTCGCGCTGCGCGATGCCATGCACGTCGAGCGCGTTGTTCGTGTCATGCCAGAACGCATCGCTCCCGCCGTTGAGCGAGCGAACCAACGCGGTCCCCCCTACGGCGGTGTATGTTTGCGGTCCCGGCCCCGATACCGCGCTCACTGTAACGGTCACGCCCGGCATCCACGTTTCGAGGAGTGTCTTCATATGCACCCCGGCGGTGGGAAGGGACGCCATGGGATCGTCCACTGTCTCGCCCCCACCCCCGGCCGCCATAAGGGCTTGGCTTTGACCGTTGAACGTCACGGCGATGCTGCTGAATCGCGCGCTCATTGTCAGACCCTCGACAGAAGGTAGTTGAGATTCGCTTCAAGCACGCCATCAGACGTGGGCGGAGCGAGATCGACGATGACTTCCCGCAACTCCCAGTTGCCCATGCCGCCCGTAGGATCGTAGAGAGCGCGGCCGATGCGGGCGCGTGGGTTGTTGGCGGACGTGCTCCATGTGCGAGCCGTGTTTCCGTCCACACTCTCCATGGTGGTGAAGTTCCCGCCCGCTGCCGACTTCACGCGGAGACGCGGAAGGTTATCGCTCGTGTTGGGCGTCGTCCGGTCGTCGTTGAAGACGAAGGCGATGGCGTGCCACACGTTTGCAACAACCGTCCCTGTCGTAGCCGCCACAGTGACGGCGGTTCCAGAAGCACGCCAAGAACGAATCACACCGCTGCTGAGGACACACACGGCAACGCCGTTGCGTTCGTCGGCAAACGTGTTGTGCTGCGTGCCGCCGGAGAAGAGATAAGTCCGCCACGTCGGGACAGTGAGGAACCGGAACGTCATATATACGACGCCTCGCTGGCCCGAGTTTGGCGCGTTCCCAAGAAGCTGCGCCAACGTGCCGCTACCCGTCCCCGTAGCGAGGAAGTCCCCATTTTCGTCAGTTTGCGAATCCGAAGCAAACGAAATGGTTCCCGTGGACGTGCTGTGAGATGGCTGATTCGCCGCAGTGTTCTGAATCAGCGAGCGCGTCGCGGGACTCAACGAAGCAAACGACGACACGGCCCCGTTGGCTGTCGTCACGCTCGCCGCAGTGTTGGCGTCATGGATGTGAAGCGGGTCGTTCAACACCATGCCCGCAACCGTGGACGCGAGCGCGAAGAAGGTGCTCTCGTTCTGCCAATCGATTGCGGTGCTTTCGCCACCACCTTGGACTGGCTGAACCGGCGAAGTTGGCTGCGAAGTCGCGATGCCCGTGCCCAAGCTGTTCTGACCCTGAACCCGCACCTCCATGGCCGCCCCCTGGTCGGCGACCGTAAGCGTGTAAGTCGCCGCCGTAGCCCCCGGCACGGCCACACCCGCGCGAAGCCACTGGAAGGTATAGGTGATCGGCGCACGACCCGCCCACGTTCCTGTGGAGGCGGTCAACGTCTGCCCCACCTGCGCTGTTCCTGTGATGGTCGGGAGAGTCTCGTTGATCGGGCGCTCGTCAACGACCGGGAGCATGTTGGAGAACCACGTAAACGTGTTCGAGGCCCACGTTCCGAGCGGGCGCGCGGCTGCTCCCGTGCCATACGTCACCGCCCAATACGTAGGCCCGATACCACGATTCGCACGCAGCCAATCCCTGTGCGTGATCAGCAGGTTGCGCCGCGTCACGGAATTGGCGTTATCGGTGGTGAACCGGTCGAACTCCGCGACAAAGAACGGTCTGCCCGTCGCCGTTGACCACGCCACCGCGTTCGCCCAGGCAGAAGCCGGATTCATGGAATCCGTATAAAGGTGCGCCTTGTAGAGAACCCCGGTATCGAGCGTGGGCACGATCTGCGCCAAAGAACCGACAGACGAGAAGTTGGCACCCCCGGCCACGATGACGCGCGTCGGTGTCACGGCGCGCATCAAGGCCAGGAACTCCTCCCGGATGGGGCGATCCGTCGCCTCGCGTGCCGCGTCGTTGGCACCCAACGCAACGGATTCGTTCTGCCATTCCAACGCGAGACGGCGTTGCGGGTCGTTGATGTTCTGCTGGATGTGCGCGCACCACGACTGGCACAAGAGGTATAACCCGGCCCATCCGTAGTTGTTGCGGTTCGCCGCACCGTAAGGGTTGCCCCCTTGCGTCGTCGCAAAGTCCCAGAGGTTCTTCCCGAAGGGGGTGACGATGACATACATCCCCGCGTCGAGCGCGTTCTGGATCGATGCATACCAGTTGGTGCCGCGCGTATTGAGGTTGCGCCACACGCACAACATCGCGCCGCCGTTGGTCAACGTCACGGTCTGGTCCGCGCTGCGAGTGCCGGTGCCTCGGATTCTGACGAATCTATCCGGCCCCGAACCGCCAACGCTCGATACGTTATAGACCTGCCCGCGCGTTATCGTGATCCCCCCGATGGTTTGCGTCGCAGGCCCATCCCACCGCAGCACGACAGGATCGCCGACAACCGGATTCCATATGGGGTGATTGCCGATGCTCACCTCATCGGGAGCAAGCGCTGCGGAGGTCGCGATGGACGACACCGACCGCATGAACTCGAAGTTGTTGTTCGGGTCGAACACCTCGGCGAAGTTGCGAACCAGCCGGACACCGCGCGCATACTGCTCATCGAAGTGCGCGCGGGGAATAATCCCGTTGGTGGTCACAGACCCAGGGATATAGAACGAATACCTCTCGTAGTTGAGCGCCCCCGCAGCCGACGCGGCGAGAAACGCCGGAATCATCGCCGCAGCGTTCCCCGCAGGCGGAATCGGGGTCCTGCCGAACGCCTGCGCGAGCGCGAACTGCGTATCGACAGGAATCAGTGAATCCTCACCACGCTCGTAGGCGGTGATTCCAGCGGAATCAATACCGTCTCGAAACCTGCGAGCGCGCTGCGACCGTGTGACCATGACGAGAACTCCTGTTCTGGGTCAGGCCGCAAGCACCGCTGCCGTGGGTGCGCTGTCCACACTGACCGCACCCGCAATATTCGTGCCAGTCACTCGAAAACGCAGCACTTGACCCACATCAGCCGGGACAGGGGAATACGTAAGCGCCGACGCCCGGAGAATCGGCACCGTTCCACGGAGCCAAACACCCGTCAGAACCACCCGCGCACCCGTCCATGTGCCGAACGTTGCAGTCAGGGTAGCCCCTACCTGCGCCGTGCCCGTGATGGTTGGGAGAGCGGTGTTCACCGGAAGGGTGACGGCGGCGGGCATCGTGTTGGGCCGCACCACCCGCGCGCGGGTGCGCTGTTCAGCGGGGGCGATCCGCGAACGCTCGTCGTTCTCATACGCGGTGAGGAACGAAGAATCGATTCCTTTCTCGTAGCGGAGTCGGCGTTGTGAGCGCGGCATGGGATTCCTCCTATGGAGCGTCGGGGTCGGGGGCGAGAATCACAGCGTGCTCCTCGTCATAAGGCAGCCGCCGTTTGAAACAGCGCATCCATTTGCTCGGCAGTGGCGAGTTGCGCATTGATGATCGCCTGAACCAGCGGATGCGACCGTTCAACCCGCGTCATGGTGGCCCAGGTAATACGCGCGGCAAGCGCCTGCTCTCCGGGCAGTTGCGCGAACACCGCGTCGATGGCAGCAGGCACATCGCCCGTCCTGGCCGCTGCCAGCGCCTCGGCCTCGGTGATCAGCCCCGCTTGCGCCAGCGCAATCAACAGTTGGCGACGCGAAATAATATCAGGAACAGCCAACGGTGGCGACGGTGGCGGCGGATTCTCAACCCCCTCCTGAACCGGCTCAGGTTCCAACGGAACATCAATATTGCGAGCGGCTCTTGCGACTTCTGCGAACAACGGATCGGTAGGCACAACGTGATAAGGCCAGTTATTGTCTGTTAGAATTACAAACGAGCCGTCCAAACGACGATAAAGAAGATTCCACATCACGCAATCCTCCAAGCAAAACCAATCCATGATGGTGTTCCAGTAGCATTTGGTGGAGCAGACCCAAAAGCAGTCCCTCCGGCTGCAATCAAAACAGATGGAGAGTAAAGTGATGGTGGAACTCTCTCGCTGTTGCCATCCTGAGTAGGAACAAAATGCTCTAACCTCCAAACAAAACGAAAAACAAACCACGTTCCGCCTGATGGTAGTGTATAGGACGAACCTTGTATCACCACAACCTGCCCGACACCATTGGGTGATTGCGGCATTGGCGCGCGGGTTGAGATTTGCGCGCTAACATTCGTCACCTGCGTGTCCACATACGCCTTGCGTGTGGCGTGGTTCGGATTAGTAGGATCTGAACCGGGCAAAGTCAGTTGGCCCGTCATCGGCACCGAACCATCCGGTCTGACCAAAGACGCCGCAGCAATAGCTTGCGCGGTCCTCAATGGCGTCATCAACTTGTCCGGGTTCGTGCCCGCCTCGGCTTCGGTAAGCGTCGCAAGCCGCGCTGTTGTCTGCTCATACCCCCGAACAGGCGTGAGAAACAGTGTGTTGTCAGTCGGAGGAAGCAACTGAACGGCGGCCGTAGGTGTCGGCGTCAGGCGTTCGGTCAACGCCACGACATCAGAGATCGGATGCGTGTGCAGAAGCGGCGCGCGACTCGCCAGCGCGGCATCGAGTCCGACTATTTGCGCCGTCGTATGCGTGTGTCCCTGCTGCACGAAAGCATCGAAACACCCCGCCGTGATCCGCATGGTGACAGAAGAACCCGCCGTCCACGTCTGCGCCGACGTATCCTCGCGGCCGCGAACAACCGTCAGCACATCGCCCGTGCGGGCGGTGCAATGCATGATCTCGAACGCCGCGCCGTTCTGCACGGTGATGATGAAATACTGCCCCGGCGAAGGATTCGGAAAACGCGAACCTTCTCCGGGCGGCAGATTTACCGTGTTGTCCGTGATGAGAATCCCGGACGCCAGCGTGGAGACGACGTTGTTGCGGAAAAGGATTGTCATCGGCCGAACCTCGGAAACCGCCACGCCGCCGTGTGCGCGTTGCGCTCGCTGCGCACCAGCGCGGAGCACTCGGCGACGGCGGAATTGAAGCTACGAAGGTTGAAGAGCGCCCTACCGGCATCCGTCCAGGGCTTCTCCGGCATCGCGTGAAGGCGAGCGCGCAACCCGAACAGGATCATCTCGTAGTGCGGCTCGATCTCCGCCGGAATCGCCGCCCCGGAAAGAACGTCGATGGACAGGACCAGCTTGACGCGAAAGGTCTGAACACCGGTCGGAATGGGGCTGACCGCGATTGTGCTTGCTGTCGGAAGCCCGACTCTACGAATCGGACCGCTATCCAGATCGTCGGATATCCCCAACGAAAGGAACTCGCCGTCGCGACCCTCCACCACCATGCGCGCCCACAGAATCTCCGTAGCGATGACGCCTTCCGCGATCTCCAACTCGTAGAAGCGTTCGCCGGGAGTCGTGGTGATCGTTACGATGCCTTGCCACAACTTGGTGCGGCGGAGCGCGTCATACACCACCCAACGCAGGTTCCGCTCGACAAACGCAAGCTCGATGCCCGGCATCTCCGCCAGGACACTGGTGATGATGTTGTCGCGGAACGGGGCGGTATCGGTCATTTCGGGTTGCCCCGCAGCGCCACACCATAAGCCGTGACCATCGTGATCGCCCGGCCATCCATGGTGAACTCGTCATCGCGCAGTTCGGCACGCCCGACGACATAGTTGATCAGAGGGACGAAATACTGCTCGGGCATCAACACCTGAGCGTTCATCGTGCCCGCCGTGTATTGCGGCAGTGGTTGGGCCAACGTTTCGATGAACAGATCGGGGCGCACACGGCGGGCCTCGCGTAGGCCTTCGGCCACCAGCCTCGCCAACTGGTCGTCGGTGTAGCGAAACGGCTGAACCTCGTCCTGAAGAAGAACCCTGGCCTGCGTAACCAGTTGTCTGACTGTGAAGGCCATGATTCTCTCCCGCTCACGCTCTATGGGTGAAAGAACCAGATGAAGGGGTGCCGGTCCATGCCCTAAAGACCAGCACCCCCCCATGCCGTCAGCCGATCAGGCGGGGTTGCCCGCGTTCGGATCAGGACGGGCATACAACTGCGCGTAGGCGGTCGGGTCGATGACCTGACGGCCATAGACCTGAAGCCCGCGCAGAAGATCGGAGAAGGACCGCTCGGAGCGAATCTTCTCCATGTTGGTCATCTGGCTGGCGAACGTCACCGCGTTCTTGTGGCCAGCGTAGATGTAAGTCGCGCCATCGGTGTTGTTGCCCTCGATCCCATCGGTAGTCGAGGTGGGGAGCAGATTCGACGTGTAGAGAGTGAATCGGTCGATGGTGCCAAGACGGCCGTTGCGGGCAACGGAAGTCGAATCGCCGGTGAGCGAAGCGTCACGAAGGTCCGACCGCTTGAGCAACGACGCCATCCATGCGGGCATGACGATCCAACGCCCCGTCTCCGGGATGTTCTGCTCGTCCAAGACCTGACCAAGAAGAATGATGAAGTCCATCACGTTCGTGCGCGTGATGACGACGGGGGTGCCAGCGACGCCGAGGTTGATGTTCTGCGAGATTCGCCCGGCACCCGTCCCGCGATTGCGAGCCGCAGACCGGTTGACGAGGAACTGAAGAACATCGGTATCGATGGAGATTTTCATCTGCTCGGAGGCGTCCTCCGTCCAGATGTTCATCAAGTTCACATCGGCCTGATGCGCCAGCACATCATCGACGGCGACGTGGAAGTAGCGGCCCTGGTCGATGGCCATTTCGATGATGGCGGCACCGGGGCGCTCGATGATCAGGTCCTGATTCGCTTGGTAGGGGCGAATCGTGATCGTCGGGCGGACGCGCATCTTCACGCGGTCGCCCTGGTTCCGAATCTCGCCCTCGTATTGTGTGTTCGCGATAGCCGCGAGCACCGTCGCGTCGTAGAACTTCTCGATCAGCTTCGTGGACCAGATTTCCGGGATGAACGTCCCGGAATAGGCGGGCGACGGATTGGGACCGGCCCACGGAGTTGCTGAGACAGGAAACGACATCGTGCTTGCCTCCTAAGCGATGGACGACCGCAACGATGGTGCTCCCACGTTCAGCGGTCAGTTGGGGGATACACGGCCTTCACGCTGCGCAGCGGCAATATCGGCTTCGATGGCGCTGCGCTGTTCCCTGGACCCACGGAACGAGCCGTTGGACAGGGAACGGTAGAACGCCTTGATTTCGGTGACGGACCATTGCTTCCGCTGGTTCCCGCTGGAAGCGGGAGACGGCGCAGCGCGGGAAGCGGGCGGCGCAGCGAAGGCTTCGAGTCCGGAGGCAGATTGCGAATCCGGGGCGGTGCGCGCCGTGCCCGTATCCGCCGTCTGCGCCGAAGAGTCGGAACCCCGCGACCCCGAAGCGTTCCGATGGTTCAGATACGCTTTGAAGAACGCTGCGGTGCGTTCAACATCAAGAACCGATGTTGCGTTGTCAAGAGCTTCCTGCCGAACACGCCCAAGAAAAGGGTCATATTCCTGCAACCACGCATGGAATCCGGGGTCGGTATCGAGCGCCTTGGCCTCCGGGACCACCGAAAGAAGGTCCGCGAAGAACCGCCGCTTGCGATTGATCGACGTATCCTGAATGAGCGATTCGACAACCGAAGTCAAATCGGCGATTCGCTTTTCGTATGGTGCCAACGCGACAGCCACGTAATCCTTGACGAGCGGCATGGTCTTGCGCGCGGCCGCAAGAAGAAGATCAGCGCCGAACAACGACTCCTCTTCTTCGGTGACAGGCTCAATATTGAACCGCGCCTGCGCCTGCGCGTGCTCAAGTTCTTGCAACTTCTGTTCGAGCGCCTTCCTGGCGGCTTCCTCCGCCTTGCGCTGCTCGCGCTCGCGCGGAAGCTCCGCCTCGAACCTCCCCCTCCATGTGCGGCTTTCCTGCTCGGCACGGGCGAGCCGCTCGCGGAGTTCGGCGATCTCGGCCGACAGGTCGGGCGCAACCGGTTGAGACGTGGGCGGCTGAATCGTTTCAACCTGCGCCGCCGGGGGTGGCTGGTTCTGGCCGGGAGCAACGACCTCCGGAGGCTGCTGCGGGATGTCCGGGGTGGCCTGCGGAAAATCGGCAGGCGGCGTCTCCGACACCACCATCTCGACGGCCGGGCGCGCCTGCGCGGGGGCCTGCGCGGGGGCTTGCGCGGGGGCTTGCGCGGGGGCTTGCTTGGCCTTCTGCGCCTCCGCAGCAATCGCCGCCATCATGGCATCCGCCCTACGGCTCGCCTCGCGGATAGCCGTGGGCGTGGTGTCGATATCGGACATACAACATCTCCGTCAGTTAGGATTCAGGACTCCTTACGCGGCAAGTTCGATGCCCGCGCGGCCTCCATGGTGCTCTCGGCGTTCTCGATGCGATTGATCAGCACGCGGTAAGCATAAGCGATTCCCTGTAACTTATGAATCGTATTCTGGTCCGCCCCCAAAAGCGCGGTGATCGCAGACGATTCGAGCTTGCGAAGCTCGGACAGGAACCCGTCGAACGCTCCCCCCGCGAACCGCTTCACGTCCAGAACAGCCAGTTCGAGTCCGTAGGCGAGCGCTACCGGGTTCCTATCCTTGCTCATCGGAAATCACATCTTCTTCGGCATCTTCTTCTGCGGGTTCATCCCGCCGCTGGCGTTCCCGGCAACGACGCCGCTCTTGCCAGCCCGAACCTCGGGCACGCCGGACGCAGGCTTCGCCTTGCCCTTGCCGCCCATCATCTTCATCTTCATCTTCATTCCACCGTAGCCCTTCATCGCGCACTCCTGTTCGCGTGGATCACATGCCGGAGACCTGCTGTTGCAGATTCACGCGCGGCCCCCTGTCGCGTGGACCTGTTCCTTCGCCGCCCATCTGCGTCCCTTGGGCGATCCTGGCGGCTTCCTCGGGAGCTTCGGCGGGAATGTCCTCGGGTGCGCCGGGTGCGCCGGGTGCGCCGGGTGCGCCGGGTGCGCCGGGTGCGCCGGGTGCGCCGGGTGCGCCGGGTGCGCCGGGTGCGCCGAAAGCGGCCTGACTGCGAGCCGCTTCGTCGCGGGCACGAAGCTCCTCGTCGGACGGCACGATCTCATGGTCCCCAAGCCCGACATGCTCCATGACCTTCCGCAACACGGCACCACGGCCGCGCAGACCCATGATCGAAACATCCAGCGGATTCGCAGTAGCCTGAAGAATCTCGACCTGCCGCTGGCGCTCCGTCTCCTTCTGAATCGCGACGTTGACCCCGCGCACCTCGATTGTCTCGTCCCCGCGCAAGGTCTTGCCCTTGTCGGTCAGCATCAGCATGTCGTAGAGCGCCGTCAGCACAGGCTCGATGATGTCGCTGTCGATATTGGCGGCGACGGTTTGAAGAATCTTGGTGGCGTTGCCCATGAGCATCGCCAGACCCGACGCGGTGCGTCCGGCACCGCCCAGACGCTCCGAACCTGTGATGTAGCGAGGAATCGCAGACAGTTCGTCGGCGATCTGCGTGAACTTCTCGTAGACCCCGAGCAGCACTTGGGCGTTCGAGTTGGGCTGGAAGAAGTCCACAGGCGGCGGCTCGCTCGCTCGCGGCGGGCGTGTCGGGTCCGCACGCACGCGCCAGCGTTTCCAAGGATAGAGCGAATCCGCATCCTCGATGGCCGCAAGCCGGTCGATGTCCACGACAACCTGCGGCCCGGACGACATGGAGAGGTTGTTGACAAGCGCACGCAACGCCGCGTTGGCCACATCCTGCACATCGCTGAGGATGTCGGGCAGCGCGTTGCCCAACACCGTCCCCGGTGCCTTCTCGAAGCTCGTAATATAATAAGGATGCCGCTTGCGCGGGGACGGCAGCATCTGCACCTTGATCACGTAGCGCCCGACCATCCAGACCTGCACCGCATAGTCGGTATCGGGATCGGGAACCTGCTTCCTGGACATGCCGTAATCCAGAAGCATCGACCCCTGCACGGACCCCGTGAACTCAAGCATGTCGATCACGCCTGATTCGTTGTGCGTGGGGTTCTCGCGGCTTTCGAGATCGGCCTGTTCCTGATCCACCCCAAGGGCGATCTCGGTGTAACCGGTCCGCCCGTAATCCCTGAGCACGCTGCGCAGCGCGTCCTCGTTGTATCCCGGAACGCCGATCAAGGCGTTGAGATCGGCACGGGTGAGGCGGGACCGCTCGATGATGTTGGCCTGCGCGATATCGCTCACCCCCGGCGTCCACCAGAGATCGAACGGCGACACGCGCTGCCAGAACATCTTGGGCTTGAACGTCGATTCGACGGTCTTGTTGCCCGGCGGCCCGACCCACGACACAACCAGGGTGTTGCGCACCACAGGCCCCTTGATACACGCGAACGGAAACAGCGGCAGATCGGTGAGGAACTCCGCCAGCGCCCTGTAGAACCCACCCTCCACCAGAATGTCATCGAGCCGGGCCTGCGCACGGGCCGCCTCGTCGGCGGCGGCGCGTTTCTGCGCACGCTCCGCCTCCATCACAAGCTGCCGCCTGCGGCTGGCGATCTCCTCTTCGGCGGGGGGCGACCCCGCGAGCGCGGCGGACGCCGATTCCGCAACAATCAACGAATCAATGTTCGCGATGATATCATCCGGCATCGTCGGGTGCGGGGTCGGCAGCAGCGCCCACGGACGCTGCGCGTTGAGATAGATGTCGCGCAGCAACGCGGTCGCGCCGCGACACTTGACGGCGACGAGGCGGGCGAAGATTTCGGAGCCGCCGAACTCGCGGATTTCGGCAAGCGTGCGGGAATCATACTGACCATTGAACATCCGCAAGGCATTGATAAGACGGTCGTTCCACCCGGTAGCTGATTCCCTGTGGCGCTTCATCATCTCGAACTGCGAACGCACATACGCCGCCAGATTCGATTCCGTCTCTTCATTCAGCGACAGTTCAGGAATCACATTCGGCGCAGCGGCGTCGCGCGTCGTCTCGGCGGGCGTGGCGATTCGCAGCAACCCTCCCCGGTCGGACGGCCCCATGACCGGCTGCGCACCGCCACCCTGCGGACCGGGGGGAACCGCTCCGGCGGAAAACGCAGGCATCGCGGAAGGAACGGAAGGGACGGGGGGAATGGAAGGGACGGGGGGGATGGAGGGAACGGAAGAAACGGGCGCTGGCCCGCCCACCCCAGGAATCGCTCCTCGCTGACCGGGAAACAGGACAGGCTCGACCACGACGCTTCTCCTAGGGTAAGGCTTACGCTCCCGATCCGTCAGAGGCACCGCGATGCCCCCAACGAACCCATTCCCCGCCGTGTATACCCCAAAGACAACCGATGGGGAACGAGAACCCACGGACCTCAAGGGGTTGGGGTCGGGCGTGCTCGATCCGTCCCTGAACGGACTGGCGCGGGAAATCGCGCAGGACATACGCCCGCTGGAAGAGATTCTGCTGGATCACGGATTCTCGGGACTGGGCGATCCCCGATGGACGGCGATCAGCGAATCCCCCGCGTTCGGTGCGATTCTCGCGCAATCGATTGAGGAATGGAACTCGGCGAAGACCACACCGCAGCGAATCCGCATGAAGGCCGCCGCAATCGTGGAACAGTCCCTCCCGGCGGTGTTCTCGATCATCAACGACACGACGGAGAAGGCAGCGGACCGCATCCGCATGCTGGAAGTGATCGGACGCTTCGCCGGTGTCGAAACGGAAGCGAAGACCGCGCATTCGGGGGGCGGGTTCTCGGTGTCGATCAACATCGCTCCCGGCAACGGCACCCCGGCAATGCAGGTGCGTGTGGTGGGCGGCGACGAAACATCCCCCGATGGGCCTACGCTCGAAACGACCGCCGATGGGCCGACGCTCGAAACGACCGCCGATTCGACGGACCTTTCCGAATCGGCACGGCTGGCCACCGCTTCCGCCATCCATGCCTCGGTGGAGCGCGCCCTCCAACGCGCGCTGCGCGAGGGACGCGAACCCACCGAAGAGGAACGAATCATGGACAGCGAGCACGGCCTATGAACGCCCCGTTCGCACCCCCCACGCCCCAGACCATCTCGCTCAAGGGCGTCACATACGACGCCCCTCCCACCATCAGCCGGTTCATGCTCGATTCGTCGTTCGTGCGGCTGGTGCTCGGCCCCGTGGGTTCGGGCAAGACGACGGGCATGATCTTCGAGCTTCTCCGGCGCGCGAGCATGCAGGCTCCGGGCGCGGACGGGCTGCGCAGGACGCGCTTCGCGATTGTGCGCAACACGCTGTCGCAGATGCGGCAGACGGTGCTGCGCGACATCGAAACATGGCTCGGTCCGATCATCCACTACAAGACCAGCGAGAACGTGATCTTCATCGAAGCAGGCGATATCCGCTCGGAATGGTTCATGATCCCCCTCGAAGACCCCGTGGACCAGAAGCGCCTGCTCTCGATGCAACTCACGGGAGTGATGATCAACGAGTTCATCGAAATCGACCTCGGCTTGGTGGACGCGATGCTCGGACGACTGGGGCGCTACCCCCGCATGGCGGACGGCGGCCCGACATGGTTCGGCCTGATCGGCGACTCCAACTTCCCCAACCAAGGCTCGCCGTGGCATCTGGCCTTGGAAGTGAACCGTCCCCCGGACTGGAAGGTGTTCAAGCAACCGGGCGGCCTCAATCCGGCAGCGGAGAACCTCAAGAATCTCGTCGGAGGACGGGAATACTACGAACGCCTCGCCCGTCAGCAGAGTCCCTCATGGGCCAAGCGGTATGTGCATGCGGAATACGGCGACGACCTCGAAGGCACGCTCGTCTTCGCGGGATCGTTCAACTACGGATTCCACACAACCACCGAATCCATCGAACCGATCCCCATGGCACCGGTCATCGTCGGACAGGATTTCGGGCGCTGGCCGTGTGCGGTGCTGACGCAGATGGACCGGCAGACGAACAGGGTGCTCGTGCTCGAAGAGATCATCGCAAAGGACATGGCGCTGGAACGGCACCTGAACGAGAACCTCATCCCGGTCATGGGCAGTTCCCGCTACCTCAGCAACCCGTTCGTCATCGTCGGCGATCCGGCAGGCGACCAACGCAACACACTCTATGAAATGACCAGTTTCGACATGCTCCGCAACAGAGGGCTGATCGCCGTGCCCGCGCCGACCAACGACATCGAAGCCCGGCTGATGGCGGTGACGCATCTTCTGCTGCAACAACGCGCGGGCGGACCCGCGATTCTCATCGACGCCAACCGCTGTCCGACGCTGATCCAGGCGATGCGCAGCATGTATAAGTTCAAGAAGACGAGGCAGGGAACGACGAACGCCACGCCCGAGAAGACGAATCCGTGGTCCGACATCATGGACGCGCTGCAATACGCCTGCCTCGCGCACTCGGGCGGTTTCCAGAACGTCCTCAACGTGCATGTGAACCGCCAGCGCGGCACGAGGACGGGGATCAAGCCCATGATCATGCCCGTTCGCGGCTGGACGTGAACGGCTGGACATGATGGGGACATAAAAAGGGCTGCGACCCTTTCGAGTCGCAGCCCAAGGTGCCACCAAACGAGTAAGGAAGAGAACCGACACGCCTGCGAGGCAGGCCATGACGGGAAAGAACTAGTCCTCCGATTCCGCCCTGTCAAGAAGCTCGTCGGCGGAAACCATCGCCTGCGGCACGCCGGAATCCAACGGTTCGACAGGAACCGCCGCCGTCAACGTCACCTTCCTGCGCTTCCTGCGCGGCAGCGGGCGGGCGACAATGGCGTGCCTGTCGGGTTTACCGGGCCTGTCGGACTTCGGGGATTTCGGGGATTTCGGGGACTTCGCGGAGGCGACGGGACCGACGACCTTCCCGGCACGGACGCGATCCTCGCGCTCGGGGTCGCCCGCGAGCACCGTAGTGAACCCCTCACCAAGCAGCCCATGCAGCCCCAGCTTGCGGAAATGCCCCTCATGCTCGGCAGCGGCCTTGGCGATGGCCCGCTCGGATGGATTCGTGGGAACGGTGCTCATGGAACACTGGCGAATCACATATGAACGATTCACCCCCAGCTTCGCGGCGATCTCCTCGGTCGGCACGCGAGCCTTGGCCATGGCGTTGATCAGCACCAACCGGGCGACGTGGAACACGGGAGACACACGCGGCTTGGACCGTGCCGACACGACACCGTTGTTCGTCCTGTCGGCACGAACGGGCTTGGAATCCTTCGGAACGAAGGAGGATTTTCTGCTCATGTTTTCATCCTCTTGCAAGCGCGGAGAATCGCGCGACGGGCATCGTAGAAAGAACGATTCGTAGAGTCAATGGGGAATCTTTGGGAGATTTTTCCAGGATTTTTTGAATCGTGGGGGGTGTTTGTGAATCAATGTTGTTATGTTTTGATGTTGTTATGTTGTTGTGGGGGAACCGGGATTTTTTCAAGTCACCTGCCACAGGCAGGCGCGGCGGGGGGCGTTGGCCAGATGGGGGGGTGGGGTCGGGCCATCGCGCGCGTGCGCGGGCGCGGGCCATGCCACGTTAAAGCGCGATTCCTTGAGTGTCAGCGGCGACGCTCGACACGCTCTTTCACAACCGCATAGGAGATTCGCAATGACCTACAAAAAGGTCGGCGGGCTGCACTTCTGGACCATCGGCCGCCTTGGCGGGTCGATCTACTGGAAGAAGGCCAAGGCCAAGGCCAAGGCGGCGCAACCGACGCCGCGCGAAGTCGGGCTTCCCATCGGCCTTGACCGGCAGGCTGCGGCCCGCGTCGCAATCCGCTCCGCGCGGATCGTCAACAAGGAGCGCGTGGAGTATGGGCAGCGGGTGCCCTGCGCCTTCGAGGCGTCCGCTGCCTACCGCTTCGCCGATGAGGAAGCGGCGAGCGTGTTCCGCACCGTCTACTCGCAGATGGTGACGGTTTACTGATTCACTCGGGAGGGGCGAAAGCCCCTCCCAACCACCACAGAACGGAGAATGACCATGATGACCAACAAGCAGCATGATGCAATTTGGGCTTTCGTTGTGGGCGCAGCCCTACAGATGGGCGCGGTCGGATATTGGGCTAGCCGCAACGAACCGCAGCCCTACGCGCTGAACGACTTCCTGGCGGAGAACATCCGCCAAGCGTGCGGGCAGGACGCCCGGCACGGGTTTGCTGGCCGTGCGTGGGCCGACGAGGCCCCGCTGAGCGCCACGCTCGCGGACGCGGTTATCGCGGCCGCTGAGTATGCCGGGGTGCGGATCACCCCGGCTGACGTGGAGGCAGCATGCCTCCGAATGAAGTGGGAGCATTATAAATGGGAGGGTATGAACCTCCCATGTAATTGGGAGGCTCTACAAGCGGCAGCCGCCGAGCGCGGCTGGGGCTGGAACCCGGTGCGGCCCGACCGCCCGCTTTACGAAGTATCGACATGGGCGGGAGAAGTCGCCGCCCGCCTCTAAACACTACCGGGGGGCCGCAAGGCCCCCCTTCTTTTTTGCCTCCACCGCCGCTGCGCTGTCACACCAAGAGCGTGCGCCTCCCGCGTCGGCGCGAACAGGAAGCGCCGCTGCCACATTAGCGCGCGATTCCTTGTGTGAGCAATGGTGCTCAGCAGCGAAGGAGATAGACCGATGACCAATGAGCAGCGCGACATGATCTGGGGTTTCGTTACTGGCGCTTCGATCTGCATGAGCTGGGGCAACCGCCCCTACGCGCTGCACGCCCTCCTGGAAGAGAGCATCTACCGGACGTGCGGGCAGCACGCCCGGCACGGCCTCGCGGGCTGTGCGTGGGCCGATGAGGCCTCGGTTAACGTCAGCCTCGCGGCCGCGTTCCTCGCGGCTGCCGAATACGCGGGCGTTGCTCTGACGGTCGCGGACGTGGACGCGGCTTGCCTCTTCATGGAGCGACTGCACTTCCAGTGGGACGGGCTGCTTGACCCCCCGCAGACCTGGGAGGCCCTCAAAGCGGCCACGGAGTCCCAAGGCCGAATCTGGGACCCGATTTCGCCAGACCGCCCGCTTCGTGCGGTTTCGTGGTGGGCGGGAGAAGTCACCAACTACCTCTGATCACCACCGGGGAGGCCGCAAGGCCTCCCTTCTTTTTTGTTTGTTCCGTGCCTGCTGTGCCTGCTGTGCCTGCTGTGCCTGCTGTGCCTGCTGTGCCTGCTGTGCCTGCTGTGCCTGCTGTGCCTGCTGTGCCTGCTGTGCCTGCTGTGCCTGCTGTGCCTGCCGTCGCGCGAATCGCGCTGTCACACAACCGCTGCACTGGCGCACCGCCGCTGCGCTATCACACCAAAAGCGTGCGCCTCGCGCGTCGGCGCAAACAGGAAGCGCCGCGACCGATTCCGAAGAATCCGACGAATCATGCCACGTTAAAGCGCGATTCCTTGTGTGTCGGAGCGGTGCTCCGGGCCTACCGCGCCCGCAAGGGTGCCGCGCTCTTTGACAATCGAATCGGTTCCTTTGGCTCGCGGTAGATAGGTGCGCCTAATGCGCCATTTGCCCGGCCTAGTGAAGCCTCGCGCGTGGCGTCTCATGCGCGCGATGCCGATGGAATAGGACAAGCCGCCCTAATCAAGCGCGCACGGCGCGCGGGGCATGCAATGTCGCATGAAGGGACATGCGGCAGCCTGTTACTTGCATGCATGCGGTAGGTGTTCGGATTCATCGGTATAGCCTAGCTAGTGTCGAGAGGTGGCGTAGGTTATGCGATTCGGCAAATCGCATAGCGTGGCAATCCGAACGGGGCGCGAGTCGAGGAACGCACCATGATGGTGCAGGCGAGCAACGGCGCAACCGTTGTAACCAGAAACGGGCGGCGCGCAGGCCAACAATCCGCGCGCCGATTCGCCAAACATGCGGGCGCGATTCCTGCATGTTTCGCGAATCGGATAGTCGATTCTCAAACAGGAAAGGGTGAAACAATGGCTGACATGATCCCCGGTATGACGAATCAGGCCGTGGAGGCGTTCCTTGCGCGCGCCGCCAATATCGGCGCAAACGCCAAGGTTCTGGAATCCGAGGCAAAGGCGCAAGTTGACGCCGATGCCAAGGCAGCGGCTGATGCGCGCGACTTGCTGCGGGATTCCAAGCGCCGCGCGGCCGGTTTCCGCCGCCCCGCGTTCCGTGCGCTTGGCGAGGTCGCGGCCGCTTTCCAATCGGCGAGCAACAACTTGGACTCTGTTCCGGAGACGTTCCGTGAGTCGGTCGCTTCGCGGGCGGCGCAGGCCTTCGCTGCGAGCTACACCGGCCGCAGCGAGAAGTCCGCCAAGGGCGGGGTTGCGGCGGGCTGGACTCACGTGATCTATCTCGGCAGCGCAGGCCAGACTCTGATCAACGCACTCGCCGAGCGAGTCGATCACTGGCAGGCCATCGCTGATCTTCCTATCAATGACGAAGGCGCGGCCGCGCTGCGCGAAACGGCGCTGCGCTACGTCACTCCGGCCGCGTCCTGTCCGGCCCCTGACGGGCGGATCGAGCCGGGCAAGTTGCCCAAGCACAACGGCCGCGCGGCCGTGACACTGACCGTGGACGGCAAGACCGTGTCGCTGCCCGCGCGTGGCGCTACCAATCGCGACGCTATCCTTGCGGAAGCGGCCCGTTTGGCGCGCACGCACGGTATTGAGGTTGCGACGCATCCCTTTGTGCTTGACGCGGTGTTAGACAACGGCGGGAAGTGGCGCAAGCCCGAGGGTGACGCACAGGCGCTCGCGGCCGATGCGCTTTCCGCGCTCGACAAGTTGCTTTCCTTGGGCGGCGCGGAGTCGCTTGACGGCGCATCGCTCATGGTGATGCGTGACGTTATTCACCGCATTGCGCAGCAAGGATTGCGTGAGCGTCCCATGGTGGTGCCTGAGGTCGCCAACACGCCGATTTTGGCCGCACCACAGGCCATGCCGGAGAACGTTTCCGGCAGCGCACTGACGGTCACTGCCGAGAATGAGGCCGATTTGAACGAATCCGATTCGTGCAACGCATCGAACAGTGACGATTCTTCTCCGAACAAGGAATCCAAGAAGGGCAAAAAGCCTAGCAATATCAAGCGGAAGCCCGGTATCTGACACTGACGCGGGGGGCGCAACGCCCCCCGCGCATTCGTTTGTGCATTTTGAGCGTTTAAACCCCTGAATCGTTGCGCGTGTGCGCATTATTTTTTGTTGCGCTATCACCCGTCGCAACAGAATGCGGCGCAAATTGTGGCAAATTGTGGCAAAGCGTCATCGCGCAGCGTTACATTTCGTAACATCGGCACGCGCGAAGCGGGCGTTTGCGGCTGATACGCGCCTCAACAACATGTTCCGTAGCCGTTCTAACCCTATTCTCTACAACCTACGGTAGCGATAAGGGTAACAATATTGCGCGCAAGGGGGGTGTTTGCGCAAACTTGCAGGGGGTGTGAATTAGGTGTGAATTAAAGTGTGAATTGTTCGGCACGCAGGCGCAAGGAAAAACATAAGGATATCAATAGGTTAACATATATAGGTATATAAGGTAATATTATATTAGTCATATTCACACCCCTCCAAAGGAGGCGCCGTAGCGATTTTTTCGTGTTTCCGGCTGCGGCGCCTGCTGCCGTCCCCCCGCGCGCGCCTCCTCAAAAAAAGGGTGTGAATATGACTAATATGCAAAAAACCTAGGAAACTCTAGGACTCCAACCCCGTTCTGTGCAGTAATCGTAACGGTGAATATGTGTGAATATGTGTGAATTAGAAAGCGCAACAATACGGAACACGTAACAAAACACACGATTAGGAATCCAATCCACGATTCTATGAATCAGATTCGTAAAATAAGATTCATACAACGAATCAGATTCGCAAAACAAGATTCATACAATGCATCAGATTCGTTGAATCATGAGCACCCAAGGAATCAGATTCCTGGATTGAATCATTAATGAAGAATCCGATTCCTGAAACGCACTCAAACACCGAATCCGATTCTTCAAACGCGCACATTATGAGAATCAAATACCTCTGATTCGGATAAACCGACGAATCAGATTCGCACTATGCACCGCATGACGACTCTGCGAATCAAACATTGCGCTGCAGGATTCGTCATGCGCTTTACGCGCAACCCCTAACCCCTAACCCCTAACCCAAGGAGCAACCCATGTGCGCAACCCCCAACCCTACCTACGACGAGCGTCTCGCCGACCTGCTTTGCGTGCCGCATCTCGACGTGAGCATGCGTGTTTTTGAGCGCTCTAAGGGTATCTACCCCGACGAAACCGACCTTGCGCTCTATGCCGAGCGGCTTGCACGCTGGCTGGCCATCCCTGCCGACCGGCCGCGCGTGGGTGATTTCTTGTTGGTTTCCGAATCAACCACGCAGCCGCTTTTCAAGCGATTCACTCATGCATGGAACGACGGTATCCAGACCACAAGCGAAACCCGCTGCCCCAACAGTCCGGACGACTGGTCCTTTTATATCGCCCCCGACGCATCCGTGTCCTATTCGGGCGGGCTTGATGCCGCCATCCCCTACGACCGGCTCGTGATCGTCTCCGAGAGTCGCGCCCGCATGGGGTATCACACCGGCGATATGATCATTGACCGCACGCCCATGCTCGTGCCCGGCACGTTCTGGTTCTTCAAGCATGACCGCCCCGGCGCATCACGCGGGCTTTCCTGCACTCTCCCGTGCCGTGTGTGGAGGGATACGGCGCTCGCGTGCCCTGTGGCGCGCCGGGGCGGTGGGGGTCTATGATTCGAGCACGCACGCACACACGCACGCCATGAAAGGAACCCGCCCATGACGACTGTCATACAGAACGAAACGGGAAAGACTGCGGATATCCCCGAAGATTGCCCCGCCTACATGATCGTCTCCCTCGACGATGTTCTGCAGATTCCCCCCGAGGCAAGGAATCGCTTCTTCAACGACTTCCCTGCCGTCATCGCGGCTCTGGAATCCGCCGACAACAACATCGTCTTTTGGGTGGACGACGGTAGCGACGAAACGACCGTCATCGCGGGCGCAACGCTGCCGACCGAGCGGCTCATGGAGGCTGTGGGCCGACATATCCTCCATTACAGGGCGCGCCGTGCCGAACGCGACGCCACGTCGCGTATCGTTTATCGGCTGTCGATGCTCTTTCGCTCCTTCATGGGGTTGACGCACCCCAAGGAGGGCGCGCGCAAGCCCACCCGCACGCACTGACACGCCTACCAACCCCAACCCCAACCGAGAAGGATTCACCGAATCATGACCACGGCCATCGACACCAACGCCATCCCCGCCATCTCCATTGCCGAGTTGCTCGCCGTCTCCCCCGTGCTGGAACAGTGGCGCAACAGCAAGGGGCGCATCATGCCCCTCCACCTCCAATCCGCTCCCGGCATCGGCAAGACCGCCTTCGTCTCCGAGATGGCGCGCCGCCGTGCCGCGCTTGCCGAGGGTCCGCGTGGCGAGCCTGTCGTCGTCGGGTTCACCGTGGTGAACGCGTCCATGGTGTCCCCGCCGGACATTCCCGGCTTCATCCTGTTTGATTCGCAGGAGTTTGCCGAATCCGAGCGCGACGACGAGGGCGCGATCCTGCCCCATGCCGTCAGGCGCTATCACGCGAAGGTCGCGCGCTACACCCGCCCCACCGTGTTCAACCTCTCCGGCGCGTTCGTGCGTGCCGTCGATCCCGCGACTGGCGAGCCGTATCCCGCCGGTCCCGACGCGCCGACCGTGTTCATCGACCGCGACGACGCGGGCGGGCCGGTCATGATCGGATCGCTTGTGCGGGGGCGGCCCGTGGATACGGGCATCATGCTGCTGGACGAGTTCATGCAGGCTCCCACCGATATCGCCAAGGCGTTCGCGCCGCTCATCGACGAGGGGCGTGCCGGTCCGCACCATCTGCCCATCGATTGGCAGGTGATCGCTGCGTCCAACCGGCAGCGCGATGCCTCTGGTGTGGGCCGTGCGTTGGCGTTCCTCACCAACCGCTGGATGCTCGCCGAGTTGCAGCCCGACATGGGTGCGCTGCTCGCGCATCTGACGGGCAGGGCGCATGGCGGGCAGGACGCGCGTGCCAACCCACACGTCAACCCGTATGGGGGGATCATGACGCCCACCGTGCTGCCTGCCATTGATCGTTATGGGCGCATCGACCGCTCCCGTCAGCCCATCCATCCCGCCATCGAAAAGTGGCTGGACACCAACGCCGATACCCTGTTCGGCGGCGTGCCGTCCGATCCGGGCAAGCCGTTCCTCACGCCGCGCTCCGCCGAGGCCGCGTCCAACCTCTTCGACGTGATGCTGCGGCTCGACCTCGACGAGGACTTCCAGGCGTCCGATTCGTCGGAGTCCAACTACAGCGAGACGTTCATCGCCCGCGACGACGATCCCGCGCGATTCAGCATGTTCTCCCGCCTCGCTGCCGGTGCCGTTGGTGCCGACAACGCCGCGCAGATGCTCGGCACGCTTGAGTTGTTCGGCGAGGTGCCGACCTATGCCGCCATCGTGCGTGACCCCAAGCGCGCGCACGTCTCCGAGAAGGCCGACGCGCAGGTCGTGACGGGGATCGTCATCAGCCGCCACATGACGCCCGCCACCGCCGATGCCGCCATCGCCTACGCCAAGCGCCTGCAGCCGCACATCGGTCGCAACGCCATCGTGTCCGCCGTGCGCGCCAACCCGTTGCTCATGGGGTGCCCTGCCGTGCTGGCGTGGGCGCAGGCCAACCCCGATGCGATGAATCGCCTGATGATGGTGGCGGCGCGGCGGTGATTCTCCATGCAGTTGCGAATCGGATCAAACACACGAAGGAGAGACAGATGAGCTACAACTTCCAGGGTGTTCTCTACAACACCAGCAAGGACGCGCTTGAGGCAATCGCGGTCGCCTGGGTCTACGGCGGGGCTGAGCGCCCCTACCACGATACGTTGAAGGAGGCACCGGCCAAGCTGGCTGCCGAGTGTGTCCAGGCATGGGGGCTTCGTGCCCTGCTCGCCGAAATGGGCGAGAACGAGGCGGCGCTCGCCGGAGCGATTGAGGAAATCCTGTTCCGTGCGTTGGCGGTGCTCGACTGAGCGAAGGAACATAGGACCAACTACCCATGGTTGCGCTCCCGTTTGTGTTTGGTGCGCGGAAACGTGCGGGAATGCGCTATACTTGCGATCCCGAACCCAACCACGAACCCAACCACGAACCCAACCACGAACCCAACCACGAACCCAACCACGAACGGGAGTGCGTTCCATGGATACGCCAACGAATACGGCTCGGAATGCCGACAAGTGGACGTGCCGTGCCGCTGTTCGGATTCTTCATGCCATGAGAATCGGCGTGTTCGCGGCACAAATCGCGCTCGCTGCCGCGTCGTTGCTCGCACTCGTTTCCGTTGTCGTGTTCAATGCCTTCTGTGCGTTCGGAATGTGCGTTTCGATGGAGCCGCTGTTCGGAAACGAGATTTACCGGTTTGACATTGCGGTGCTGCTGTTCGTGTTCCTCGTCTCGACAGCGGCGTCGATCCTGACCCTGTTGAGCAAGCGCATCAAGACCGCATGCGATTCGTGCGAGCGGCGCATGCGCAAAACACCCAACCGAACATCCAACCAAACATCCTGATCAACCACCAACCACCAACCACCAACCACCAACCACCAACCACCAACCACCAACCAAACGGGAAACCGAACCCATGACCAACATTCGCAAGCGCGTCTTCGACGCGACGGACCCCGCGACCGTTGCCGCCGCTGCCGTCAATGGTATCGTGACGCGGGAGCTTACCGTTGACGAGCAGGCTACCGTCCGCGAGACGGTTGCCGCCATTCGCCGCGTCGCACCAACCGCCCGGCAGATGGAGGCGCTCATCGGCGCTCGTGCCGAGATACTGCTGACGCATCCCTTCCTTGCGTCGATATCATCAAGCGATTCCGTGTTTTATCACGCGGTGGATACCGACCTCTTTCCCATCGCTGCGACCGATGGCGTCGGCATCTACCTCAATGCGCGCATCGGCGGATTCTTCGAGTCGCAGCGCACCCCTGAGGATCAGGCGCGTGCGCACGGCATCTCGCCCGCCAACATCCCGCCCAACGCGCTCGCGCCGTCCACGCCGTCCGCCGCGCACCCCAGTGGCAAGACCGGCCTCACCCCGGACGAGCGCGTGTTCGCTCTCGCGCACGAGATCATGCACGTGCTGCGCGAGGATTGCATCTGGAACTGGTATGCCAAGGAATCCGATACCGTGCATGTGCCGCGCATCCCCGACGACGAGCCGCGCGGGTTGGGCATTCATGTCTCCGCCCCCATCGTCAACACCCCGTCCCGTCATGCGGGCATGGGTGGTGTGGCGGCGAAGCATATGCCCTACGCCATGAAGGGATTCCTCGGGCTGCCGCCCCCTTCGCTGCGCACGTCCAGCAAGCCCAACATCCCGCTCGACGGCACCGCCACCGGCGTTCTCCCCTACGAAGAGGAGGTGATGCAGATCGCGTTGGATGCGATCATCAACTCCATGCTGTTCTGCGATGGCGTCGGCGCGATGCCCGAGGGGGTGATTGCGATTCCCGGAATCAACTACCGGCACACCATCGGCGAGGCGTATGCCTACGTATGGCGGCTGTTTCAGGACCAGCGGAACCGCCAGAACCATAACCCCAACCCTAACCCCAACCCCAACCCGCGCGGCGGCATCCATACCCCCGCCCCTGCCCCTACCCCCGCCGACCGGCAGGCCATTGCCAAGGCCGCTGCCGAAGCGATGGCGAACAACCCCTTGCGCGGCGACGTGCGCACTCCCGGCGAGATGGGTGATCCGACGCGCGACGATGGCGACGAGGATAACAACGGGAACAACAACGCTCCCGCGTCCAACCCCATTCCCGCGCGGCAGGCGGTCGCCAAGTTCGAAGAGGGCCGCATGGAGCGCGAGATCATGGTTCAGCGCGCCCTTGCCGCCGCGCGTAACGCCGGGGTGGGGTCGTGCGCCATTGAAGAGTCGGTCAAGGCGTCGCGCGAGCCTGATGTTGACTGGCGGGCATACATCCCCGCGTTTCTCGCCCGTGCCGCGCAGGGTGCCAACTACGATTGGACGCGCCCGCACCGTCCGCCGCTCGTGCGCGATCTGACTGTCGGGCAGGAGCCTTACTTCGAGCCGTCCCTGTCGGGCCAAGGGTGCGGTCACGTTATCGTTGTGGCCGATACCTCCGGCTCCATCGGCGAGCGCGAGCATCGCGCCATTCTCGGGTCGATCAGCGGCATGATGGCGGCTGTGCGCCCCAAGCGCGTCACTGTCGTGTTCTGCGATGATCGGATTCAGCGAGTCGATACGTTCGATGGCGAGCCTGATCCCGATACCTGCGCGACCATCAACGTGCCGAAAGGCGGCGGCACGAGCTTCATCCCCGCCATCGAGTGGGCGGTCGATGTCGCCCGTGGTGCGACCGATGCTTGGGGCGCGGCTGACATGCCCCCGCCCGAGGCGTTGATCTATGTCACGGACCTCTATGGTCCCGCGCCCGCCAAGGCACCCACCGAGTTTCCTGTGTTGTGGGTCGCCGTCAGCGATGCGCCGCACCCGTGGGGCGAGCGCGTCACCATCGATCCTGATTCGCTCGTTTGAGGGGGGCACACCATGCCATTGGAGTATGATCGTCTTGTGCGCAAATACGCGGCGCACCTTGCGAGCGTGTCCTGCACCGACACGCAGGTTCGCAAGGTATCCGATTCGTTGTTCGGTCCGAATCACCCGCTTCGCATGGAGATCGACGAAGCCTGCGCCCGGCTCGGACCCGAACAGGCGACGTTGACCGATCTTCTCGGCGTGTCGTTCGCCAGCCACAAGCCGACCGCGTTGATGGGCACCTGCGTCATCGACAAGGATTCGCCCACTCCTCCGCTGCCGGGTGCGGGCGCGGTCGCGGTCGCGCCGGAGGTGCGGGTGAGCATCGAGCCTCCGGGGTTCGAGTTCATGCCGATGACGGCCACGCTCAACAGGGAGGCGCTCATCGTCGGCGTGCCGTTGTTGCTCTCGCCGATGGCGCTCTCCCTGTTCTGGCGGTGGCGCGACATGCTGGTGGCTTCGCCCCATAGCCTGACGCACTCCGATCCGGTGCGCGCTGTGCATGGATTCTTTACGGAGCGGGTAGTGGATACCGTGCTCAACATGCGCAGCGCGTTGATCGCGGGGCGGATCACCAGAAAAAATATACCTTTGGACAGGAAGCACTATCTGATGTTCGCGCTCAACGTGGTCATCCGGTTCGGTGTCCCTGTCGTTGCGCATGTGCGCAAGCTTTACAAGCGACGATTGGCGGATTCGTGGTTCGTGTGCGCGTCGTTGCACTCCGGCATTCATGATCCGCTTTATCTTGATTCCATCGCGTTGCGCGACCTGACTGTGCCCGGCATCGCGCTCGATACCGGGCCGGTGCCTCCATGCGGCGCGTGCGACGATGGTCCGGAGGCGGCGCTATCACGATACGCCGATCCTGCGCGGCATGCGCTTTCGGTTGCCGTGCTGACTCCGGTCATCGGTGCGGAATCGGCGGAGCTTCTTGTTTCGATGCACGATACGTTGTGCGCAATCAAACAGGAGGATGGCGATGGATCGCGCTAGCTACCGTGTGTTTCATTCGCTGGTGTTCGTTGAAAGCCCCGGCGGTGGGATATTCATCCGCGCCGCCCCTCTCGCGGCGTTCATTCCCGATGGAGACATCCGGCTTGCGGTCGCTATGGCGCGCGGCACGGTCGAGCACAATGGCGTCAACCTTGCGTCTCTCGCTGCCGCCGTGCGTTCGTGGAACGTGGCATTGGATTATCGGGTTCGCAATGAGCGCAAGGAGCGCGAGCGAAAACACCCGAAGAGACCCGAGAAGAATCCATGAAGAAGCCCATGTTGACTCTTGCGCTCGGTTTGGAGGAGGTCGGCAGTTCCCACGGACTGTTCGACGCCTTGACCCTCAACCTGCATACGCGCGGCGTTCTGCACGAGGAATCCCCTGCCGTGATCACGGTCGATTGGTATCCGAGCAGAACAATACACGACATTCAACGTCATAACGCGAGTGTCACATACCTTCGCCAATACCATACCATGCTGAATAGGACCATGCTGAATAGGACCATGCTGAACAGGAGAAAAACCCATGTTTGAACTTGGCGGACCTGAAACGACCATCACGCGCGAGGCGATGATGAACGCCGCGTTGCGCGAGCTTTCCTATGGGCGGAACGTCAGGAGGACCATCCTTTCGTTGGCGGACTACAGTCCTTCGACGGATGTCCGGCATTTCCCGGCGTTCCTCAACCGCATTCTGATTCCGCTTGTCGATGCCTACTGCGCGCACTACACCGCGTTGACGGACCTTTTCGGCGAGGTCAACACCGGCAGGGTGGCGTTCGACGCGGCGACCGCTTCGGTCCTGGCGGCGTTCGAGCGATCAACCACCAACGACGAGTTGAACGCGCTCGCGGCGCAGACGCAGCAGGTCCGTGCGATGCACGCCAAGCACGTCAAGCGCGCAAGCGTCGTCGTCACGCAGGTATTCACCACGGAACCCCGGTTCGCCGCGATCAAGGTCGTGCCCGATTCGGGGAATCAACCCGCAACGCTGTCCCTCAAGGACTATGTGCGGGTTACTGATTCCGCGTTCGGGACTGGCGCTGCGGCGGCGTTCTACGATGGCGAAATGTCGCGCGGCAGCGGCGGGTTGCACCTGCCGTTCGTGACGGATATCCCCATCGAGCGTTTCGTTTTCGAGTTGTCGGGGCTGCTGTCGCTTCCCGTCATGCGCCGGGACATGCCGGTTCTCACGTTCCTGCTGCGTCGCAACATCAAGGAAACCAACGCGCCCCCGGTGCCGGGAGACGAGTTCCCCGATTGCCTGTGCGTGCTCGCGTCCCGCGCCGGTGCCACCGTTGGCGACGAGACGATGAATCGCTTTTGGAGCGCGGTGGAGGCGGCGGTCAACCGCCGGTTCATCGTGCATATGCTTCTCAAGAACCTCGACATGTATGCGCTGGGCATGGAGAACATCACCACGGCAGCGGCGTTCGCGGCGTTCCCCGAGGTGGTGGACATTTCCCGACTCTTCGGAATCCCCGACACCATCCTCAACGCTTGTGCCGATGAGGGTATAAACATCAGTTTCCGCGTTCCGCGTTCCTCGGCGGCTTACGTCTCGGCTGCCAGGGCGCAGCAGCGCACGGCGCGCACGGCGGGCATGTCTGCGGCGGCGCTGCTTGATTACGCGAAGTTCGTCGCGTCGCTCGCCGTCTCCGCGCGGGCGTCGCGCAACATCCCGTGGGGGGTGGGCAAGTCGTTCGTCACCCATCTGGTGGCGAATGCCGCCAACAACGAGGCGTGGGGCGTCGCCAACCCGTTCGCTACGCGATTCGTCGTCGCGCACAGGCACAGCGACGACCTCGATTTCTGCGCCGGATACTGCACCGGGCCGGGAGCGTATTCCGCCCGCATAGGACTGCATACCTGTTGACTATTGATTCCTAATATGATTAAATGAATCGCTTGGGGGGTGGACATGCACTGCTTGACGTTGGACTTCGAGACCTATTACGACGACGAGTGCAGCCTGCGCAAACTTACACCGGCGCAGTATCTCACGCATCCACGGTTTCATGTGCATGGCGCGAGCTTCCGTATTGATTCCTTGAGTCCACCCCCTGGCACCGATCCCCTCGCGCCCAAGGCGCGGTGGTTGTGGGCGGACAAGCTGCCCGCCTTCTTCGCCGCGATTGACTGGTCCAAGACGATTCTCATCAGCCACAACGCCGGGTTCGACGGTGCCGTGTTGGCATGGCACTACGGCTGCACGCCGCATCTTTATGTGGACACGATGGGGATGGCCCGCGCCACCGTCTATGCCTACACCGGTTCGGCGTCGCTCGCCACCGTCGCCGCGCATCTCGGGCTTACGCCGAAGGGCACTACCCTCGCCCGCACCAAGGGGTTGACGACGGAAGCCATTCGCGCCGATGCCGATCTGGCCAAGGAGTTCGAGTCGTATGGGGTCGATGATTCCGACATATGCTACGGAATCTACCATCTGTTGAAGAATCAGATGACCCCCACCGAGTTCAAGATCATGGATATGGTCGTGCGGATGGCGGTCAAGCCGCAATTGACGCTGAACCTCGATGTTCTTCGTGCGCACTACCACAATGTTGTGACCGACAAGGAAAAGTTGCTGGCGTTCCTCGCCACCCCCGCAGCGCGCGAAGCCATTGGCGTCGATGTCGAGAAGGGCACGCTGCTGTCCAACGAGAAGTTCGCCAACGCGCTGGCGCGTGTCGGCGTCGAGGTGCCCATGAAATGGTCGCCGAAGCAGTCCGCCTATGTGCCTGCGCTCGCCAAGACCGACGAGGGGTTCCGCGCGTTGCTCGAACACAGCAACGGTTATGTGCAAGCGCTGGCTGCCGCGCGCCTTGGCGTCAAGAGCACCATCGAGGAGACGCGCACGGCGCGCTTCATCTCCATCGGCGAAGCCAAGTGGCCCGCGCTCGCATACAAGGATTCGCCGGTCCCTCCCGGACGGCCGGTGATGCCGTTCCCGCTGCGCTACAGCGGGGCGCACACGCACAGGCTTTCAGGCGATTGGTCCCTCAACATGCAGAATCTGGGACGCACAAGCCCGCTCAGGGCGTCGCTCGAAGCCCCGCCGGGCCATGTCGTGATCGCGCCCGATGCATCGCAGATCGAAGCGCGCGGCGTGGCGTGGATCGCGGGTGCGAAGAAGCTTCTGGATGCGTTCCGGCTCAAGCGCGATCCGTATTGCGACCTCGCATCCGTCATCTACAACCGCACCATCACCAAGGCCGATGCGTTCGAGCGATTCGTAGGCAAGACCGGAGTCCTCGGGCTGGGTTACGGCATGGGCGCGCAGCGGTTCATGGTGACGTGCGCGAATCAGGGCAAGGTGATCAGCCCCGAGCTTGCCCACCGTGCCGTCAGCGCCTATCGGTCGGAGTATTATCAGGTCAAGGAGTTCTGGTCGTTGTGCGATCAGATTCTCGGCGCGATGGTCAGGCGCGAAGCGCGTCCGTTCCGTGACATATTCCACGTCAACGTCGATCAGTCCATCACGCTGCCCAACGGCATGCGGCTGTTCTACAATGACCTTCAAGTCACCCGGAACGAGGCGGGGCGGGAAAGTTTCGTCTATCGCTACGGGCGCGAGTGGAAGGGAATCTTCGGCGGGATGTTGACGGAGAATCTTGTCCAGGCTCTTGCGCGCATCATCGTCATGGATGCCGCCGTCCGTATCCGCTACGAGCGTAAGGTTCCCTACTACCCGGCAGGGCAGGCGCACGACCAGTTGATATACGTGGTTCCCGAATCAGAAGCGGAGGCGATTCTTGCAATCGTGATCGAGGAAATGTCGCGGCCCCCGTGGTGGGCACCCGATCTGCCGCTCGCTGCCGAAGGGAAACCGGGGCGGAACTTCTTGGAAGCGAAGTGAGGACGAACCAATGAACGACGACAAGAACACGGGCAAGGGTATGGGGGTGTTCCATCGCCCTCCGGCAAGGCTGTGTTCCATGCGCGGCGGGCGGTATTATTTCGTCGACTCGGAGAATCGCGAGTGTTGGAGCGACAACACGCGAATCCTGCTCTACGACAAGGAACACGTCCAGGCCGTGCTGGCGCACCACGGGTATGTGCTGAAAGACGACGGGGCCACGATCATTCCTGCCACGCAAGATACCCCCTCCGCCCCCGTGCCGGAGACGGAGGCGTTCGTCGCGAGGCGAACCATGCCCACCAACATCGAGCGGTTCCTGAAGGACGAGGCCCCGGTTGGCGTGCGCCGCTCGGGCAAGAAGCCGTCCCTTGCCGAACGGCGCGGCAAGCGGTAGCATAATGATTCGTAATCAGGAGAAAGAATCCAATGGACCCCAGGCCGTTTTCGTGGTCCTTCTCGAAACTCAAGAACTTCGAGACATGCCCACGCCGTCACTACGCGGTCGATATCGCCAGACGGTGGACCGAAGAAGAATCGGCGCAGTTGAAATACGGCAACGAAGTGCATGACGCCATCGCCGCGCGCATCAGCAAGGATACGCCGTTCCCTCCCCAGCATCAGCACCTCGCCCGTGCCGTGGACACGGTGCTCGCCTTGCGCGCGACCGGCGTCAAGATGCTGGTCGAGCAGCAACTTGCCGTCAATCGCAGGTTCGAGCCTGTGGGCTACTTCGAGCAGGGCAGGGACGGGGCGTGGTTCCGCGCCAAGGTGGACCTCTGCATCATCGATCCCGAGAGGCGCAAGGGCGCGGCTTTGGATTGGAAGACCGGAAAGAAGAAGGAGGACATGCCGCAACTGGCGCTCACCGCGCTTGTCGTGTTCGCGCACTTCCCTGTCGTCGATTCGCTCGCATGCCAGTTCGTGTGGCTCCAAGACAACGACACGACGACGAGCCACTACAAGCGCGAGGATACCCAACGCATCTGGGCTTCCTTGCTGCCGCGCTATCAGCGGCTGGAAGATGCCCACAACCGCCAGGACTACCCGCCCGCACCGGGCCGCCTTTGTGCGAAGTGGTGCCCGGTTCGCGATTGCGAACATCACGGCAAGCAGTATTGATTCGTCAACCCTAGAAGAGTCGGAGAGCACCGATGCAGACAGCACAAGCACAGCAATTGGTCGATGAAGCGGAAGCATACCTTCGCCGCGTCCGCGAGATCATGGGCATGCTGAACAACGACGGATGGGAGATCAAGATGGCTTTGATTCCCCGCGAGGGTCCAAGCACGATCATGCAGGTCACTGCGTCCATCGCGCTCATCGAGGCCACGCGCCTCGTGTCGTTCACGGTCCGGCCGTCACCGGAACCGGAAGGCATGTGACGCGCGAACTTTCGCGTTCGAGCGGGGAAGCCGATGACGCCAGAAGGCAAGGTGAAAGCGACCGTGCGCGCGAAACTCAAAGACGCGGGCGCGTATCTGTTCATGCCGGTGCAGAACGGCATGGGCGCGCCGAGTCTGGATTTCATCGGCTGCCACCGGGGGCGGTTCTTCGGGATCGAAACCAAGGCGGGCAAGGGCAAGGTGACGCCACGGCAGTGCCACACCGCGTCGCTCATGGCGCGCGCGGGCGCGGCGGTGTTTTTGCTGCACCCCGAGTGCGAGCGGCCATGGCTGCTGCTGGACAGGTTTCTGTGCGATCCCGCAGCGATTGTTGACTGCAAAGAATCGTTCCCTGGCATAGAATCCTTCATGAAGTAGGAACACCATTCATGATTCGCGATAAGGGCGGAATCGGATCGAAGATGGCGGGCGGCAACCCCCATCCCGACCGAGGGCGCGAGACGGACGACTTCTACGCCACCCCTCACGCGGTGACGGAGGCGCTGGTCCTCGAATACCGGCGGCTGTTCCATTATGCGCATGTCTGCGACCCCTGTGCCGGGGATGGCGCGATGGTCGATTCCATTATCAAGACCTCGCGCATGTGCGGCATGCCGGTGGCCGGTGTTCATGCGTCGGACATCGCGCCGCGTGCGGAGTCGATCCATCGGATGGACGTATTCGATCTCACGCGCGACATGCTCGCCGCGAAGGACATTCATATCGTGGTGACGAATCCGCCTTTCAGTCTTGCCCCCGATATCATCCACCATATCGGCACGGTCGCGGGGGTGGAGAAGCCGGTCGAAGAGCGATACCCCCTGGTGTTCGCGCTCGTGTTGAAATCGACGTTCTGGCAAGCCGCGCGCAGGGAGGCGCTGTTCCGGCGCTGGCCGCCGTTCGTGCTTCATCCGTTGCTATGGCGGCCCGATTTCAAGTCCCTCGGTGCGCCGACGATGGAGATCATGTGGTGCGTGTGGATTTCGACACGGTTTGGCGCGCCCACTGGTTATGTTCCGCTGAAACGCCCAGGGTGAATCATGGACCTCAACAACAAGACTCCGCTGCCGCCAACGAATCAAGAATCCTCCGTGATGGTGAGCCGCGCCCACCGCACGGTGGCCGTGCCCTTCAACGAGACGCTGGCCGACTACATCAAGGACGCCAAGCGCGTGACCTATGGCGGCAAGGACATGCTGCTCATACGGCACGACGAGGCCAACACCACCATCGCCCGCGCCCTCGGCGTGCCGGTGCCCGCGCCGATTCTCTGGCACTATGACTGGGCTGGCGGCGCGCCGTTCGTCGTGCAGCAGCAGACGGCGGCGATGCTCACCCTCAATCATCGTGCCTACGTGCTGAACGACATGGGGACGGGCAAAACGCGCACCGTGCTGTGGGCATACGATTACTTGCGCAAAGCGAATCAGGTCCGTTCCGCTCTGATCGTGGCCCCCCTCTCGACGCTGACCAATGTGTGGGCGCGGGAGATATTCGCCACCGTGCCGCACTATTCCTACAGCGTGCTCCATGGCGATACCAAGGTGCGCCGCGAGCGGCTGGCGGCGAAGGCGGATATCTACATCATCAACCACGATGGAATCAAAGTCGTCGCGGATGCGCTGAAACTACATCCCGATATCGACTTGATCGTGATCGACGAATTGGCTGTGTTCCGCAACGGCGCTGCGGCACGCACGCGGACGATGCGGAAGCTGGCGGAATCCCGAAAGCGAGTGTGGGGGCTGACCGGTTCGCCGATTCCCACAGAGCCGACCGATGCATGGGCGCAAGCCTCCATCGTCACGCCGTGGACGGTGCCCATGTCATACAACGGGTTTCGCGATCTCACGATGCAACGAATCACGCAATTCAAATGGGTCCCGCGACCCACCGCGCTTGCGCATGTCGCCAACGCGCTGCAACCGAGCGTCCGGTTCACTCTGGATGAGATCGTGGAGTTGCCCGAGGTGATCCACCGCGAGGTGCCAATCACCCAGTCTCCGAAACAGAAGGAGGTCTATACCGCGCTGGAAAAGGAGCTTTACGCCAAGTTCCAATGCGGCGAATTGACCGTTCTCAATGCCGGGGTGCTGCTCAACAAGCTTCTGCAAATCTCTCTCGGCTGCGTGTATGTCAACAGCGGCGCGGTTTTCCACATGGACAACGCCGACCGCATACAGGCGTTGATCGATTCCATCGAATCGACGGATCGCAAGGTGATCGTCTATGTGCCGTTCATCCACGCCATGAAGAATGTCGTGGATGAGTTGACCAAAGCCAAGATCAGTTGCGAATCAGTATCGGGCGAGACACCGGCGTCAAAGCGTGCCGATATCTTCAAGCGTTTCCAGACAGACCCAAGCCCGCGCGTGCTTGTTGCGCACCCTCAATGCATGGCGCACGGCATCACGCTCACTGCGGCCAACACCATCATCTGGTTTGGACCTATCGCCAACAACGAAGTGTTCGAGCAGGCGAACGCACGAATTAACCGTATCGGCCAGACTCACAAGCAACAGGTGCTCATGTTCGCCGGGACCACGGCCGAGCGGAAACTGTATGCCCGGCTCAAAGAGCGCGGCGATACGCAATCGCTGCTGCTCGACATGATGGCGGAAACGACGCAACAACACGTTTAGGAATCGTTTCTTGTTGACTTTGATTCCTTATTGACTATACTCCCACAAAACGGAGCGAGCCATGACGGAAGAGACAAAGACCAGAAACCCCAGAAAGCCCAGAAAGCCCCGGAAATCCGAAGCGCAACCCTCTTCTCCCGCACCCGAAGAGCGGCCAGCGCTTACGCCTGATTCGTCCGAGATCGGCACCGTGCCGCCGGACTTGATGACGCCGGACTTGATGACGGGGGTGAACCTCACGCCCTCAATGCCGGTCAACCCGCATGCGGCCAAGCGCATCGCGCAATTCCTCGCCGTGCGGGATCGCATCGATCAGCTTGAGGAGGAACACAAGCGGCAGATCGGTCCTCTCAAGGATATTCTGGTGCAGATTCACAACGATCTGCTGCGCACGCTGCACGAATCGGGCATCGATTCCATCGCTGTGCGTGGAGTCGGCACCGCGTATCGCACCGAGCGGCATTCGGCATCGATCACCGATCCGGAGATGTTCAAGGAGTTCGTCATCGTCCAAGGAGCGTGGAACATGCTGGACTGGAAAGCGAATGCCACCGCAGCGCGGACCTACGCCCTGCAAACGGGGGAGGTGCCGCCCGGACTGGACATATCCACGCGCGTCATGCTCAACGTGCGGAAGAACCCATGATTCAGGAGGGAACATGTTTCGGAATACCGAGAATCTTCCGGTCTTTTTTCTGAAGAACCCTACGGACCTGCCGGACGATCCTCCGACATGCTGCCTTGTCGTCTCCGATCCGGAAGCGGACGCTGTTGCGGTTGTGAACACGGCGCTCAGGCATATCGGCAAATCCGGCGATATCGTGAAGGTGTTCCGCACCAGCATCAGCCCCGTGCCGACGATGTATCGCGTCGCCATCCGACCGGACGGTAGCCGGTCCACAGGATTCTTCGATCTTGTCCCCGCCTGACGAATCAACCCCAACCCAAACCCGACCTTAAGAGGAATCAATGAGCAACCTCACCACACAGAACCCCGCTTTCGCCCCCGGTGCTGCCAGCCAACTGGCGGCGCTGGACCCGACGTGGAAGCCGGGTCAGCCGTCCAACCTCTCCAAGAACGTGCGCGCCAGCTACGCGGTGCTCAAGTATCGCGGCAAGGTGTGGCGCATCACCTATCAGGGGAATGAGCAGATGTTGATGGTCCCCTCGCAGGTGCCGGGCCAGCCGCCGCAGCCGATGCAGAGCATGGAGTTGGTCATCGTGGACGGCAGCCCGGCTATTAGCAAAATCTACTACCCCGGCAGCTACGTTGAAGGCACAAGGGACAAGCCTACGTGCTGGTCTTCTGACGGTGTGCGTCCCGATTCCGCCGTTCCGCCGAATCAGAGGCAGGCGAGCGCGTGCGCCGTTTGCCCAATGAACGCATGGGGATCGCGGATCACCGAGAACGGCAAGCAGAGCAAGGCGTGCCAGGACAGCCGAAGGGTGGCCGTCGTGCCGGTGTCCGATATCCGCAACGCGGCGTTCGGCGGACCCGTGCTGCTGCGCATTCCGCCGTCGTCGCTCACCGAGCTTGCCAGATTCGACGGGCAGATGGCCGGTCTTGGATTCCCCACTCACGGTGTTGCGGTGCATGTTTCGTTCGATCCGACCGCCGCCTATCCGAAGATGCGGTTCAGTCCCTCGCGCCCGCTCACCCCGGAGGAGTTCGCCATGGTGATGGAGCACCGCAACGGACCGGTGCTGCGCGACGTGCTCGCGGCGTCGATCACGGAGCAGGCGATCCACGAGGAACCCGTCGCATCGGTCCCGTCTGCGGCCCCCACAATCGCCCCCATGGCGCAGCCCACGCCCACGCCCACGCCCACGCCACAGGCGACGGCACCGCAAACACCGCCGCCCGCGTTCGGCACGCCCATCCCCGTGCCGCCCGCGCCCGCGCCTGCGCCTGCGCCTGCGCCTGCGCCTGCGCCTGCGCCCGCGTTCGGCACGCCCATCCCTTCGTCCGCGCCCATGCCGGTGTCGTTCGGAGCCACGCACGTCCAGCAGATGCAGGCGGCGACGGCGATCCCCGTCCCTTCCGGCGAGGCGGTTCCCGACCCGCTGGATGAGATGATCGCCAACATGATGAAGTCCTGATCATCCTGGCAGCGATGGGGGGTCGGGACTATACTCTCGACCCCCCGACGAGCGAGAACAACGATGACGGGTTTCGGTGGTGCCATCACGATTCCGGTGCAAGATAATGAATCAGGAACCAACGCAAACACCGAAGCCGAAGCATTCCTCGCGCGCGTCCTCCCGGCACCGGGGCCGGGCAGGGCCATCAGCATCCACAAACCTTTCATTCCGGCGGGCGCTCCGAAACCCGTTTTCCCTGGCCGGGCGCACCACACGGTCGCCAGCGCCGTCGAAGAGATCGCGCTTTGGCAGCGAATCGCGCTGAACAGGCACGGCGCGCCACAGGACGATTTCTATGTTTCGATGTCTCTGCTGTCGGGCGAGGTATCTAAGACATCGAAGGCAGGCCGTCCGTATCTCCAAAGCACGCGGAGGGACGAGAACGCTGTTGCGATTCGGTCGTTGTTCGCCGATCTGGATGTGAAGCCGTCTGCGTATCACAGTCAGCAGGAAGCGATCATGGCGCTCGCGCGCGAGGTCGGCGCGGGCAACCTTCCCTCGCCCACGGTCGTGGTCAACAGCGGCTACGGGATTCATATCTACTGGACCCTCGACACGGAACTGACGCCGCAGCAATGGCGGCCGCTCGGCGAAGCCGTCTCGCCGTTTTTGCGCCGACTCAAGATTCTCCATGATCCGGCGGTGTCGAGCGACGTGGTGCGCCTGATGCGCGTCCCCGGCACGTGGAACATGAAGGACCGGTCTTGTCCGCGCCCGGTGCGGCTGCTCGGGCCGATGCGCCCGGCGGACTACCCCGTGTCCACCTTCGCCAACCTGTTCAACGTGGTGATCGGTGCAGCCCGCACGGCGGTGCCGGGTGCGGCGCTGAACCCTGCCGCGTCTTCCACTACGCCGCCCCTGCCGCCTGCGTTCGCCCACGGTCTGCCGCCGCACTTGCAAGCTGCGTCCCCGCCCGCGCTGAGTCCGTATCAACAGGGGTTGCCTCCTCCGCACGAGCAGCGGTCGCAGCCGGTGAAGTTCGAGCACGTCGTTCGTGATTGCGCGGTGCTCGCCGATATCGCGGCACGCGGCGGGAATGGCGATTCGGAACCTTTGTGGAATCTGGTCGTGTATGCGGCATCGTTCGCCGAGGACGACGGAGCCGAGTGGGCGCACAAACTGTCTTCGGGCGATCCGCGCTACACGCATGCCGAAACGGAACTGAAACTTGAACAAAAGCGCATCGCGAGGGAACGCGACCCGTCCAAGTATGGGTGGCCCACCTGCCAAGCGTTCAACCAGCATCATTCGGGGTGCGCGTCCTGCCCGCACGCGGGCAAGCTGAAATCGCCGCTTTCACTGGGCAAGGATGATTCCGATCTGCCTGAGGGGTATTACAGGGAGATGGGCAGCGTATGGCGCGATTCGCTGGATAGTCAGGGCAACCCGGTCAAGACGTGCGTTCTTCCGTATGGGATTCGCGACGCCTTTCTCGAAGATACGGATCAAGGTCCTGCGCTCAACGCGCAGATCATTCATGCGCGCGGGGCGGCGACACGACTTCGCATGACGACGACGATGGCGAATGTCTGGCGCGAGAAAGCGATGGGCACTCTCGGGATGGCGGGCATATCGCTGAACAAGGAAACCCAACCGCACGCACAGAGGTTCATCGTGGCCTTCATCCAGCACTTGCAGCGTCGTCTGGGGACGCTCACCCGCCGCGATACGTTCGGGTGGACCAGGGACCGTGCCGGTCTCGTTGCGTTCGGCACCGGAGCGCGGGTGTGGACTGCGACAGGGTTCGAGGCGGTCCATCCAGGGGATCGCGTCATGGCCGACAAATACATGGCACGCGGAGACGTGCAGCCATGGAAGGACGTGGCCGATTTTTTGATCGCCATGAATCGCCTCGACCTGCAATGCGTGATCGCGAGCGCGTTCGCCGCACCTTTGGTGTGTTTCACCGGACAGTCGGGGCTTCTCCTGTCGATCTACAGCCCGCATTCCGGCGTGCAGAAATCGACCGCGATGCTGTGCGCGCAAGCCGTGTGGGGCAACCCCACGACGGCGATGAACCGGCTGGACGATTCGACGAACAGCGTCAGCAACAAGCTCGGGCTGCTGCGGCACCTGCCGATCTATTGGGACGAGTTGCAAACGGACCAGCATGCGGATGCCTACGTGAAGCTGGCGTTCGCGCTGAGCCAGGGGACCGAGAAGGCGCGCCTCACCGCCGATATCACGCAACGCGAGGCTGGAAGCTGGGCGACGATGCTCGTGTCGGCGTCCAACTTCTCCGTGCAGTCGTTGATGCACCGGCACGCGAGGAACACGACAGCGGGTCTCAACCGGGTTTTCGAGATCGAAGCCGTCCCCGGCACGACAGGACTCGTCGGTGCGGCGGAGGCCAGCATGATGGTCGGGCGGCTGAGGGAGCACTACGGGCGGGCGGGAGAAGCGTATGCGCAAGCCTTGGCTCGCGAGCATGACCATTTGCAGGACCGACTCAAGAAAATCGCCGAATCGTTCGAGAAGAGCGTGCAGGCGGTTCCGGAAGAACGTTTCTGGGTATTCACTGCGGCTACGATTCTTCTCGGGGCCATGTTCGCCAAGAGCCTGGGACTGGCCGACTTCGATGTTCCCGGAATGCAGCGATTCCTCGCCGACACGATTCTGAACCAACGCAAATCGAAGAACGACAGCACATACGACCACACGAGTCCCGAGTTCCTCGCGCATGTCTTGTTTCGCTACGTGCAGCATTGCCGTGCCAGAAACACCTGTCTGGAAACGGATCAATGCGTTCGCGGAGCGGGGAGGCATGTGGTCAATCTCAAGATGCCGAGCGATGACGCCCGTCGCGCGCTGCGTTCGCCCGTGCTGCACATTGCCCGCGACGCGGGGATTGTTCGGATGCTTCCATACGAGTTCGAGGAGTGGATTGATTCGCAGGAGTTATCCCGCCGAGTCATCATCGACGGGCTGGAAAAGCATGCAGGATTGACCCGCGCACGCATGACATGGGCCGGGGGCACCGAATACGCCAGCGGCCAGACGCGGGTGTTTGAGCTTATCATCGACCCGGCACGAAGCGCAGTCGGCGCGCTCTTCAGCCAGCCGGGCGGGCCGTTCAACGTCCAACCGCCGACAGTGACAAACGGGAGAAGTTCCGATGACAGACAATAAAGAATCACCGCTCGCCATCGCCTTGAAGAAGGCGTTCGACGCCTGGATGCTCACGCCGGGTGAGCGGAGCGTTCCCCTTCATGTCTTCATGGCGAAGTCGCTGCTCGCCATCCCCGATGCCGTGGTGCATATCCCCGAGCGTCCTCCGTCCGCGCAACTGTCGCTTCCGCTTCCGTCCCCTGTTCCGCCCCCTGTTCCGGAGCAACGGTCATGACGGAAATCGCGATGTTCCTTTTCGGGGTGCTGGTCGGTGTTGTCGGGTTTTTCCTCTATGTGGTTCATATGATGCGGGCCGACCTCGCCTATAATGATTTCATTTCGAGCATGAATCCGCAGCAGAACATCAAGCGATTCATAGCGGTCCGTAACATCGAGGCAGCGATGGACGAACTTTACATATGCCTGCTGCATCGGCATGAAAGCGGGCCGAAAGACGATTCTTCAAATCAGATGCACGCCTGCGACATGAAGCTGCTGCGGGACGGCATCGAGGGGCTGCGGTATCTCGCGCCCGATGTAGCGCCGCGTTTCATCTGCGACTAACGAGCGCGCCACCCGCGATTCTTCGATTTATCCATCAGTCGGAGATTCGAGACGGAGTTCGACCCTCCGTCTCGGATCGGCGTCTTGTGGTCCACGTCCTTGCCCTTGAGCGCGTCCTTGCCGTGCTTTTTCTCCATCATGCGCCGTGCCTTGTTGCGCTGCGAACGCTTCGCAATCTGCTCGGGGGTGCCGTGGTATTCGTCATAATGGCGGCGCATCTGCTCGGGCGTGCGGTGCGTCACCGGGTCGCGCTTGCTCATTGGGGATTCTCCTAGTCGGTGCCGAATCTGCCTTCGTCCAGCACGAACCGCCGTGAACGCGGCACGTAGATGCCATCGACGGCTTCGCGTTCGCGACGCATCTTCTCGCGCATGCTTTGCCGGATGTTGTCCCTCGTGATGCGCGCGGGTATCTGTTCCGGCGATAGATTCCTGTTGAAATCATCAATCGCCAAAAGCGCCTTCCGCCGCTCTTCATATGTCTCCGCCTGCCGCAACGCGCGGAGCAGTTCGCTGCGTTTGCGGTCGAACCGTCGTAGCTCTCCTTGGACGGCGTTTCGCCGCTCATAGATGTTCGAGACCCGCGTCGGGGTGAACCCGACCGCCTGAATGATCGCTTCGCTGGTGCTGAAATCCTTGCCGCCGTCGATTCGCTCGCCGCGACGGTTGGTGACGCCCTCTTCGCTCAACCGCAATGCCCTGATCACGTCGCGGATTGCTTTGGGCGTAACCGCTTCCGCAGCGCGCGCGTAGTCGCCGCTGAACGCAAGCTTCGGTGCCGACAGCGCCGCGACCAGCATGCTTCCCGGCGCGCCAAGAATAAACTCGCCTGCGTAGTGCGTCAGCGTTCTGGATTCGTAGTCGCGCAGGTCTTTCAGGAAGATAAGCCCGTCGAGTCCGAGACGGGTGGACATGTCCACACCGAATGCGGACGGAATACCGCGCGAGATCGCCTGTTCAGCGGTTGGCCCCATCAGGGCGGCCAGTTGTTTCCGGACCTCGGTTTCCCAATCGGGCGGTTCGTCGGCACCGAACAGGAGCGCGAGTGCGCCCGCCGCGATCACGAACACTTCCGTTGGCAGCCCAAGCACGCCTGCCATCACGGCATGGGTGAGCAGAACATAGGCGAGCGTCTTGCGCGCGACCGCGCGTTCCTCGGGGCTTTTTCCTTTCACGGCGAGGTAGATTTGACGAATCAGAAGGAAATACACTGCCTGCGCATACTTGCGGAACGTCATCATCGGCGCGAGCAGCGGATACCGGCGCGCGTCCATATACCGCGCCGTGTTTGCCGACGAGTAATCCGCCTGCGATAGATCGACCACCTCGCGCGCTTCGGCGGTGGCAGCGCGGGCGTCCTTTCCCGCGCGGCGCGCGAGCCTGTATGTGGCAACCGCCGTCATGGCGCGGTTGACCACCTCGATTGAACTGGGGAACGCGCGGGCCATGGCTTCGGTCTGCGCAAGCTTGGTGGCAGCCCACCCCTGGGAAGCCTGCACCGTGCGGACAAGCTCCAACCCCGCCGAGGCGTCGATGAGGCCCTCTTTGGCAAGCTCATCGAGCATGGCGTTCAACTCCGCGCCATCGCTTTGCTTACCAACGGCGCTCTTCACCAGGGACAAGAGGTCGAGCGCCTGCTTCTCCTTGCCGGTGCCGAGCGTCTTGACGGTGCGCGCGAACTCCTTTGCGCCGCCTTTCAGCACGCGGCCTGCGCCGATGCTGTTCACGGCCCGAGCCAACTCGACGTTGCCACGCGCCCCATACCTCGCCGACAGGATCGGCGCGGCCAGCATCCATGGCTGCGTGATTTGAATCATGGAATACGAAGGCGACAGCAGATAATACGAAAACGCCATCGATTGCAGTGTCCGAATGAACTTGTTCGTCGATCCCCGCCCGGCGGGATCGACCGACGAGGATGCGGCGCGTTCCTCGAACTCGCGCAGCACGCGCTGACGGCGGACGGTATTGCCCGTGTCGGTCGTGCCGCCTTGTGGGTATTCCTCGCTCTTGATGTTGTCCTGCATGCCACGCATGGCGTCGGCGATCCGCTGCGCCGTCTTTACGCCTGCGTAATAGTTGGACGCGGAGATTCCGTAGTTGGCGATGACGCGGCGGATGTCCTTGTTGGCACCCGCAACGCGGCGACGCTTGATCAGCGTGTTGTTCAGCAGCCGATTCGGAGTCAGTTGCAGAAGCGCGTCGGACGCGGCGCGCACCGCTATTTCCTTTTGCTTCGGCGTCAGCGTCTTGTCGTCTTCGATGTATTTGAGCAAGCGCTGCCCTTCCGCGTCGAGCATGGAGACGGTTCCTTCGGCTTCGGCACGCAGCGCGATCTCCGCGACCTCGTGCTTCTTCTGCTGAACCAACTCCTGGCGGAACGTTTCGGCTTCGGCGCGCGTCTCGAAGAACGCAACGCCTTGCGTCTGCAACTCCAACTCGTATTCCACCTTCGCCGCAGCCTTGCGTGTCTTGTTCAGGGCGGCCTTGTATGCCTTGCGGTTGGCGGCGGCGATCTCCTGCGGTGTAGGCGCGGACCCGAGCAGCCCGCGCTGAACGGCTTGCTCCGCCTTGAGGATCGCAGGGTCCGGCTTGGTGATCTCGTTGCCTTGCGCGTCGTAGTAGCGCGTGATGGAATCATTGAGAACGGGCAACGAAGATTTCGCCGCGAAGGCTTCCCTGTCCGCGCGCGTGGCGAACTTGTAGATCGACTGAGGGGATTCCTTCCAGCGAACAATGTAATCGCCGAACCGCTGCAAGGGAATGTAAGGACCCGCCAGCTTTCCGCGATTCCGCGTTGTGTCGAGAATCTCCGCCGTCGCATCGCCGACCAGCGTCCTGTCCTGCGCCGTCTCTACGCCTGTGGCCCATCGCAGCGCGAGCGGTTCCAGATCGCGGTGCCGCAGCGGCAGCGGAGTGTTGGCGCGGATGGCCTCATCGACCTGCGCGCGCCACCAGCGTTCGACGTTGGATTGCATCAGCGCCACGAGCATGTCCTTGTGGATTTTTTCCATGCTCGCGACGATCTTCTTATACACTGCCTGCTGTTTCGGCGTCAGCTTCGCCCACTCTGCGGACAGAACGCCGTGCAGTGCTTGCGCTTGCGCTTCGCGAGCGCCTTTCGGCGTTCCTTTCTTCGAGAGAATGTGCGCGTTCTTCGGGTCTGTGAGCGGAACGTCGGGATGCACCTCGGCGAGTGTGGCCTTCAACATGAAGTCGTTGAGGGTCGCGATCTCCTCGGGCTGCATGTCCCATGCCTGCAAAAGCGGCACGATATTGGTGCTCAGATAAGATTCGGCGATCTGCGCGCGTTCGGTGAGGGCCTTCACTCCCATCGTCAGGGGATCGTCGCGCCCGTTTGGATCGATCATGTCCATGCGCACGGTGCGCTTGAACAGCCCGGCGCTCATCATCTCGATTTGGCGCAGTGTTGCGAATCCGAGCCCTGTTCTCTTGAACCACTCCGTGATCGACGATGTTGAGGGCGCGGCGGCGACGCTCAACCGCTTCATCACCGCCAACGGTGCCGCCGCCGTATCCTCGGGGCGGCTGTGCTGGTTCACCAAGTATGCCAGCGCATCCAGCATGCGCTCGTCGTTGGCCTGAATCCCTTCGGCACCGAGCAGGATGGACGCTTCCAACGCGGACATGGCCTCCGCATCGACGCTCGCGGGCAGGCGGGGCAGGCCGAGCGCCGAACGCACCAGTTGAACGAACGCCGCCCATGCGTTTCTGAACGTGCCGAAGATGCCGATGCGCGCTTGTTCCGCCTTGGATATCGAAATGCCCTCAAGGACGCGCTGCACTTCGCGGTTCGTCATCGCCATGGTGATGAACTCGTGCGGCGATGACAGTGCATAGGTCATGTAATCGGAACGCGGAGCGTTGCCCAACTTATCGGCGACGAACTGCATCAATCGTTCCGCTCGCGCCCGCAGGGCGGTGTCCTTCAACAACGTCATCACGGTCGCCGCATGAACTAATTCATGTGCAACCGTCTCATCAAGCCCGGCAACCCCGAGGTAGGGTTCGTTCGGGTAGAGGATCAGGTCCTCGGGGATAAAAATCGTCCCGGCGGGAGCGCCCTCAGCGATTTCCTTTGTGGTCGACGGCACAAACAGCCCCGCAGGTATTGTGTTGCTTTCCTCCGCGATTTCCGCCCAGAGCGACCCATCAACCGCCACGAGAGGCACGTCCCCCGCCACTTCGGAGAGGCGCTTCCCCAACTCAGCCAGGGCAGGGGTGCGCGCAAAGCGGACGAACAGGGTTTTGTAGGGGTTCTTCCTTTGCTGGACGGACCGGATGTTCTGATTCTTCTCAAAGAACCGAGTCGCCTTGCTGCCCTTGG